TTCCGCGCGCGCGCGGTTGCTGTGATGCGCGAAAACCCTAGAGGGTGAGCATCAGAGAACCGCGAGAAGCGCGCTTACATAAGCGCGCGCGGTTTGCTGTGATGCGCGAAAACCCTAGAGGGTGAGCGCGTGCAAATCGCTTGCACGTGTTGCGCTTTTGCGTTACTCTTTCTTTGCTATGGTAACAGAGCAAACGACAACGCAAACCGCCACCAAAGGCGGACGCGCCGGACGTAAATCCGGCAACGCATGGGAAACCCTCGCGCGCGAAACGCGCGACGACCGCACGCGCTTTGCGCGCGGTTCCATGCGAACCCTCAAACCTCAAAAGGTCGCCGCCGTGGCGCGCGATTTTTCGCGCGGCGGGGCGGTTCCTCACCTTCTCGGCCTTGATGATATCGCCGGAAAGGTCGCGCACCGCGCCGTGATTCGCGCGGAGGCAAACCGCGTTTGCCTCCCCTTCGCGGAGGCAAAGGCGGAGGCGCGCGGAGCGGCGGCGGAAATCGTCGCCGCGATTTGCGCGCCGGAAAGCGCGCGCGAATCCGCGCGCGACACTCTCGCGCGCTTGCACGTGCCGGAAGACTTCGCGCCTTGTCGCGCGGTTTTCCTAGGTGCCGCGCGCGCGGTGGATCGCCTACAGCGCAAAATGTCGCACGAGGAAACACTGCCGGAAGACTACGCGCAAACTGGAGCGGAGCGCGCGGTTTCGGCCTTGCCGGAAGATGACAACCGCCGCGAATTCGCCTTGCAAGGCGCGATTGCCAAGGCGCGCGCGCTTACTCGTCGCGCGTTTCTTTATCATCGCGCGATGGTCGCGACAATGGCGGCACGCGGCACGCTTCGCGGCCTTGCCAAGGAGCGCGCAAACCTCCGCCGCGATTTGCGCTTTGTCCGCCGCGCGTTTGCCTATAAGCGCGCGGTGCTCACGGGAGACGCTCCGCGCGGGCGAATCGCCTTTTGCCTTCGCATCGCGGCGGGAGTCTCGCCGGAAGGCAAAGGTGCGCGCGTGGCCTCGGACTGGAGCCTGCGCGAGAACAAAGGCAAAGGCGCGCCGCGCGAACCGCGCGCGCGCGCGGCTTGGGCAAATATGCTCCGCGATTACCGCAAAACCGCCGCGCGCCTAGGTTTGCCGGATCTCATGGCGGCGGATTTGCTCCGCGCCTAGTCACAAAGGGCGCGCGGGATTTTCCCGCGCGCCCTTTTGCTTAATAATTTTTACCGTCCGAGGTTTTTTGTTTCACCGGACTGCCCTGTGGGGCCGTCCGGTGAGGCAAACGCCGTCCGCCAGATCGTCTCTGGCTTGAATGGCCTCTCTGCCTCTGTCGCGGTCTGGTTCCAACCTTTCCCGCGTTCTGTCCGCTTCCCCTGTGGGATGCGGGGTCACGCGAAAACCGCGCCGTCCGTGCTTATGTAAGCACGGCGCGCAAATCTGGAGGTAATAAACCAATGGCTAAATCCGCCAAGACCGATCCGACCGCCGTTCTGCAGGCTTCGGATATTCAATCCATGCAGCAGGAGCAGCGTATCGCCACGTTCGTCAGCCATGACAACGTGATGCGCCGCGCGTTCTCCGAACTCGGCAAGCTTCTCACGTTCATCGCCCGCAACATCGCGCGCGACACGACAGTTGAGAAAGTCCTGACCGAAGCCGGAGTCCACCGCTCCACCATCAGCAACGCGAAACTCGCCAAGCAGGCGTTCGACCTCGTCGAGGCCGGCGCCATTACCGAGGCGAAATACGACACGCTGACTTTCGAGGAGTGCCGCGCCATCGGCAAAGTCAAGTCGATGGACACGCTCAAATCCATCCTCGCGTCGAAAAACTACCGCGCGGAATTGGAGTGTGTCATCGACAACGGCTGCACCCTGGCCGAGCACAAGCAGCGCCAAGCCGACAAGGCGGCGCTGGTCGACAAGGCCAACGAGCCTTCCTCGGAAACCACCACCGCGACAACCGAAGCCGCGACTCCCGCAGAGTCCGGCAAAAAGTCCGCCAAGACAGCCAAGGCTGGCAAGACGCCCGACAATGTGGTGAAACTGCCGTCTGCTGATGGCATCACGCAGCAAGACCTCATGACAACGGCTATGAGCTACGTCTCCGGCCTCCGCGAAGTCCTGCCGCGACTGCAGGATGCCACGCCCGTCATGGATGCCCTGCGCTCCATCGTCGAAGGCACCGGCTCCAAAAAGGCCAAAAAAGCTGCCTAAACCGCGCCGTCCACTACGCCGCGACCCGAGGCACGGGGGGAACGCCACCCCCGTGCCTCCCACTTTTTTTTTTCACGGCACCGTCCGTGATTTTCCCTTTCCTCGCTGAAAAGGTGGGACGCCACCAATATCGGAAGCCTCGTCGAACAAACGCGCGCGTGTTCGGAGGATTACCCGACGAGGAACCCTTTTTTGACACGGCTCCGTAGATTTCGCCGGTAACCCCGGCCACATTTCCTGCGTTCCACCATCTACGCAGAACAAATGTGCATGGGCCGCGCCAATCGGCGCGTTTGCACAGGGCCATCCCGCGGTGGGCGGGGTGGCCCACCTCTTTCCGAGTCACCCTCATCAGGTGGCCGTCTGACTTTTGTAAGTTCCGTCCGTGTTCGCGGAGCTTACCCACCGAACCGAACACGCAAATCATTCAAACATGAGCAAACACGAGTTCCTCACCTCGACTCTGACGCCCAACGTCGAAGTCGCGGGTCAATCGGTCGATGCCAAGCCCATGCAATACAGCACGGGTTCCGTCGGCTACAACCTCAACGGCAAAATCACTCTGCCCAACGGCATCCGCCTCCAAGTCTCCGGCAATGCCGTCGTTATCGGCAGCAAGGAGTGGTCGGCCTGATTCCCTCGCGGCGGGTGGGCAACCACCCGCCGCAATCAATTTTATGAAACCCATCCGTATCGTCCTGCACGTGGCCGTCATGCTGCTCAAGCCGTCCACGTGGAAATTCCAGCTCGCGGGCATTTACCGCGAGTTTCACCCGTGACGGCCATACCCGTCCGGATTCCCTCACCCTCGGTCTTCACGCTTCGCCGCGTGTTGTCCGAGCGGATCTGCCACCTCTGGCCCGTGCGCCATAGCCGCGACCGCAACAAGCGCGACTACGCACGGGAAACCATCCGCCAGTTTGTCGGAATCATCCGCCAACTGTCCTGATTCATCCGCCAACAACCCAAAATCACCCGCTAACTATGAAATTCCGTCCCTACAACCTCGCCCGTCTCGTCACCGCCAAAGCCCTGCGCCCCCTGCCCAAATCCGAGCGCAAGCGCCGTCCCTACCGCCCCCTCACGTGGCAACCCTTCCGCATCCTGCTGGTCAATATCTGACATGAGCCTACAGCAATTCCTCAAAAAGAATCGGAAGCAAATCGACGAGTGCATCATTGAAGCCCTCGGGGGGGATCCCAAAAGCCACCGCTATCGCAATGATGAGGAGCGCCGTCTATGGGTTCTCAACGACGAGGGTCTTTACAACTGGGCGCGCAACGAGGGTGTAGCCATATGAAGTTCGAGTTCTGCAGCACCGCCATCGGCTACTGGACGCGCACGCGCACCATCGAAGCCGAATCGCTCGATGAAGCGCGCCGCAAACTCGACCATGATGATGAGACAGTCGAATACGAAGACGACTTGGAATCTGCTGAATGCACCAGCGAGCAACTGACCGCCATCTGTGCCGATGGAAAAACGCACTTCATCGGACACGAGGGCAACGTAGTCGCCACCATTCCATGAAACGCGTTCTGCCCCCCGCGCCTTTCGTGCGCAACAGCCACGGCGACAATCTCTGGCCTGCCGAAGTCTATATGCGCCTCTGGGCGCCACCGGAGCCGCGGCGCCTCAACGCCTTCCAGCGTTGGCTGCGCCGCCGCCGCATCAGCCGTCTGAGATTTCAAATTTCTAATCCATGACAACATTCACCGACATCGAAGTAGTCAAAGACAACATTCGGCTCGTGTGGGAACACATCGGCGAAGGGTGGAACGGCGACTACAATGCCGAAGATCCCAATGACAAGCCTCTCCTGCGCTTCTCAATCGACTGGCGCAACAACGGCGATTGGGAAGGACTCGATGATGCTTCTTACTGCACGGGGCTACCCACCGACACCAGCCCCACCACGCTGCGCGAGTATGCCGATAGCATCATAGCCAGCTTGAGCAGCACCAAAGAACAACCAACCGGACACAAACGCACCTTGGAGCGTTGGTCTTGGGTTGGGATTGAGGATGCCAACCTCCCCCAAGCCACCAACAACTCATGACTTGTCCCCAATGCGGGGGTCGCATGGAGCAAGGTCGCGCCGACCTTGGTTTGGCCGGATGCCTCTCCTGCGCGCAAGCCCGCCCCGTCACCCGCTATCGCGGCGCCATGATCTACGGACACAAGACTGCCGGTGCCGTCTGCCTCATGTCGCCTGACGAATTTTCCCGCTACAAAAAACTCACCAACCGAAAAGGACAATCCAGCGTCCTGCGCAACGTGCTGGTCGCCGCCGGGAGAGCCTTGTGAAAAAACTAACCAGTAAATATCTCACCCACGCCAAACTCGTCACCATCCGAGCCTGCGAATCACCTGCCCCCAGCATCGGCACCCCCGAAAAAGTTCACGGCCTCTGGCAAGACCACGTGACCAAGACCGACTGGTATGAATCCCACCGCGAGCACTTCGTCCTATTCACCATGGACACCCGCTATCGCGCCACCGGCTTATTCCTTATCTCCGTTGGCACATTATCCGAGACGCTGGTGCATCCGCGCGAGGTCATGCGCCCTGCCATCGTTGCCGGTGCCTATGGCATGGTCGTCGCTCACAATCACCCATCCGGTGACCCGACCCCCAGCGAAGCCGACCGATCCATGACGCGCAAGATCCGCGAGTGTGCCGACCTTTTCCAGATACAACTCCTCGATCACCTGATTGTCGGTGAGGCCGCCGTGACCAATGCGCCGGTGCCGAGGGGAGCGCCGGGGCAGCGATCCGTCCCGCCATACTTCAGCTTCAAAGAGCACGGGTTGATTTAGTCACCCGCTCCAGATCCACCCCCGACTTTTGTAAGTCCGTTCGCGTTCGCGGACTTATCCTATTGTTGAACGCATCTCCATACCGCACATGATCGACACCATCGCCTCAAAAGTGCTCGTCGTGAAGCCGTCCATCAGCATGGTGGGCAAAAGCGTCACCGACGAAACACTGACCAACGAGGTGCAGTCCGAGCATAGCATCGGACGCGATGGCGGCGCATGGGTCAAAAAGCTCTACCCGTCCAAACACGGCGAGCCGTCCGCCCTCGCTGCCATCAACTCCATCGTCACCCAAGCCCGCAAGTTCCACGGGATGCAGACTCTGCGCTCATCCTTCGGCGATTTGCTGCCTTCGGTGGCTTACTCCGACTACACCGACCGCATGGAGGAATTCCGGAAGAAGTTCGATGACGAAGCCGACTACTTCGCCGTCCGCTTCCCGCAGATCCTCGCTGATTGCGCCGAAGTTCTCAACGGCACCTTCGACCGCAAAAACTACCCGAGCGAATACAACGTCCGCTCGCGCTTCAACTTCACCTTGGCCACGGCGCCGCTGCCCCGTAGCAGCGACATGCTTGTGAAATACTTGGGTGAGGAACAAACCGCCGCCGTCCAAGCCAACCTCGCCCGACAGGTCGAGATTGCCGCCAAAAACGGCGTGAAACAAGCCATGGAACGCGTGCTCCAACAGGTCGCCCACATCACCGATGTCCTGACCCGACCAAGCACGAAAATCTACGATAGTCTCATCGAAAACCTCGCTGACCTGCTCAAGCTCGTTCCGGCCTTCAACCTCACCAACGACCCGCAGCTCTCCCAGCTCGTCCACCGCTGCCAAGCCGATCTGCTCGTCGCACCGGATGTCCTGCGCGATAGCGCCGTCAACCGCACCATCGTCGCCAGCAAGGCCAAGGTCATCGCCGACACCTTCGGCGGCCTCGGCAACCGCAAACTCGCGGCGTGAACTGCATCATCCGGCGACTCCTGCAAGAAGCCGATATTCTCCTCACGGACGGCGAGAGCCTTACCTCTCTCGCCGTCCAATGGGGCGAGGACGATTCCACTTACCTCTGGGCCAGCCAAGTGCGCGCCCTTCTTCACCAAACCGCTTATGTCACACGTAGCGAAAATACAACTGCAAATCACCGACCTTGACGCCCTCGATGCGGCTTGCCGCGAACTGGGCCTTACCCTGACCCGCGACCAACGCACCTACCAATGGTTCGGCAGGCACGTGGGCGACTACCCGCTGCCCGATGGTTTTACCCAGCATGACCTCGGACGCTGCGAGCACGCCATCAAAGTGCCAGGCACCACTTGGGAAATCGGCGTGGCCCGTGCTCGCGGCCACAACCACTACACCCTGCTCTTCGACTTCTACGGCTCCCAAGGCCGACCGATCAGCAATGCCATCGGCGGCAACGAAGGCACCAAACTCAAACGAGCGTATGCCACCCAAGCCGCCATCCAACAAGCAAGAAAGCAAGGCTGGACCTACACCCGCCGCGACCTCAACGGCAAAACCAAGCTGACCATCAATGTCCCATAGCGACCAAGCCATCGAACAACACGAAGCCCGCGAAGCCTTAATCGCTGCGCTTCGTCAGTGTCTTGTCCCCTTGCAAGACGCCCAGAACAACATGCGATCCGCTCGCGCCGCCGAAGCCTTCGTTACGGCCAAACGCGCCATCGCCACTGCTGAAGGATGGAATCCTGCCGGACCTTTTCCATCATGAAAACCATCGAAATCACCATCGACGCAGAGGGCAAGACCATCGTGGAAGCAAACGGCTTCACCGGATCGTCCTGCACCGATGCCACCCAAGCCATCGAACGCGCCCTCGGCGCCGTCAGCCATGACACCAAAAAACCGGAATACTACCAAACCGCCCACGTTCAAGCACATCAACGTGCGTAATTACTGCGCGCGGTGCGGCGGCGAATTGCCCAAATATCCCGCCCTCTCCCGAAGAGACAACCACACCCGCATTTGTTCCGACTGCGGCTTCCTTGAAGCTATGGAGGACGCCGGAATGTCCATCCGCTACCCATGAAATTCCGCATTACGGCCACCTACGAGACTTACTGCTACCTCGATGTCGAAGCCGACACCCTTGAGCAAGCCCTCGACACCGCCCACAACACCGACGGCGGGGATTGGACCAACATGGACTACGGCGATTGGCACATCGACCAAGAACCTCAACACCTCAACACATCTCCATGACGCTAACCATCACCCATGAAGGGGACATCGTGACCCTCTACGATGACCGCTTACATAAGTTGAGCCTCGGCCGCATGACCATGCGGCGCGCTTCCCACGTGGAATTCAACGCCGCCTCACAGGAATGGGAAGTCTCCCTCCCTGACACCTCCGGCGAAGTCATCTTTGCTCACCCCGACCGATCCACCTGCCTCGCATGGGAACGCGAATACTTCACCGAACGCTTATGACCCTCGCCGCCATCGCCAAGAATCCGTGCCGCCATCCGGCGGTTCTTTTCCCCGAACGCTACCGCCAACGCATCTACGAGCTGATGCACCTTTACAGCTGCGATCACTCGGACGCCGAAGGCATCGCCGAAGTCGAATACTGCGAACTCGGCCACATCCCAAAACCATCTACCGATGAAATCCCGCATCATTAACTACCTCAAAGCCGGTTATCCCGGCCTTGCCCTGCAATCGCACGAGGAGCACCGCTGCCAAGCCATGATCCGCTCGGTCGCCGCCGACCTCGAATACAACCTGTATTCATGGAGCATCACGACCGGACGCACCGACGTAAATACCGGCGCAGGATTCGGCGAGGACGGCAACCCCATCGAAGTCTTCGACGGCATCATTGCCGCACCGGAGAAAAGCATTGTCCTGCTCAACGACTACCACCACTTCCTCGACCAGCCCAATCCGGTCATCTACCGCAAATTCAAGGAAGTGCTCTGGCACGCCAAAGCATCGCAAAAATGCATCATCCTGCTCGCTCCGACCATCAAGCTGCCGCCCGACCTTGAAAAGCTGATCGTGTTGCTCGACTTCGAGCTACCCACCAGGGACGAGCTGACCAGCGTGATCGACACTTTATGTAAGTCGAACGACCGCCCGATGCCCGATGAGCAAACGCTGGGCAAGGTGCTCGATGCGCTCTCCGGCCTCACCACCACCGAAGCGGAGGATGCCCTCGCCCTCACCATCATCGAAACCGGCACCTTCGACACCAAGATCATCACCCGCGAGAAAGCTGCCGCCGTGAAGAAGAATGGCCTCCTCGAAATCATCGAACCCAAGCTGACCCTCGATGATGTCGGCGGCCTCGATGTCCTCAAAGCCGACCTCCTCTCCAAGCGCAAACTCTTCACGCCGGAAGCACGGCGTGCCGGTGTCGAACCACCGCGCGGCTTTCTCTTCGTCGGCCAAGCGGGCACCGGCAAATCCCTCACCAGCCAAGTCTGCGGCAGCAACTTCGGCATCCCGACCTTGCGCCTCGATGCGGGTAACATCTTCGCCTCCCTCGTCGGCGAATCCGAACGCAACTGGCGCACCGCCTTCGCCACGGCCAAAGCCATCGCCCCCTGCGTGTTCTGGATCGACGAGGTTGACGGCCTCACCTCCGGTGCCGCTTCCAGCGGCAAAACGGACGGCGGCACGACCAACCGCGTCTTCAAATCCATCCTGCAGGATATGCAATACAACTCGCACGGGATCTTCTTCGTCTTCACCGCGAATGACATCGACGCCATCCCCGACCCGCTGATTGACCGCCTCAAAGTCTGGTCCGTCGAACTGCCCAATGCCGACGAACGCGAAGCCATCTGGCGCATCCACATCCCCAAGCTGCGCGAGGAGCAAACTGAGCCGTGGGACATCAACAAGTTCGACCTTCCCACACTCTCCGCCGCCACCGAAGGCTTCTCCGGTCGCCAGATCGAAGACGCATGGCGCAAGGCCATCGAACTCGCCTTCAACGCCGGACGTGCGCCCGGCATGGTGGATTGCGTTGACGCACTCTCCGGCTTCACCCCAACCAGCGTCACCATGATCGAGCAGATCGAAGCCCGGCGCCGCCGCCTTGCCGGTAAAGCAACCAACGCCTCCACCCCCACGCCAACCAAAACTAACACCAACATCCGCAAACTCGCCGCATGAAGAACTTCACCGTCTTTACGATCTTCTTCGCCGCTTCTTGGTTCCTCGGAGCCACACCCATCATCATCGGCGTCTTCCTCGTCTATGGCATCGCGTGGCTTCTTGCTCGCAACAGCCGACCAGCGCCTCCAAGCCCGCCGCCGCCAACCTTCGGCAATGGCTCACGCAAACTGCATTTATGAAAACACAGACAAGCAGCAGATTCACCACGGACCACAAAGAACCCATCCTCGCCTTGTTAGACCAGATCGGCGGCGATGGTCACTCCGTCTACAAACCGACCATCTTGGCTGCCTTTCCCAAGGAGATCCAAGACCGGTTCACCCACGAGATCAAATCCGACGAGAGCGACTGGAAAAGCACGCTCCGTGACCACGATGGCAACATCATCAAATCCATCGTCGCCGTCTACTCCCTCTCTGTGCATGAGGGCATCTGTGCCGATTTCGGCCTGACGGAACATCGCCAGTATAACGGCAGGGGATTCCGCGCCCAAGCCTGTTGCGCCGCTATTCGCCGCCACTTGGAACAATCATGAAACCAACCACCACCACCATCGACGTTCAAGAAATTGTCGATGCGTTCCGCGCGCAAGAGCAGGAACGTCTCGACCGTGAATCTGCCGAGCGCCGTCACCGCTTGCAGCAGATAGTAGACAACCGCGACAAGTGCCGCTGGGCACTTCAAGCCATCATAAAACCTCTGTGGCCCGCCGTCCTTGCGTTGCCGCACGGTAAATTCAATGCAGACGCCTTCGGTGATCCTGTCATTTTTGACACCGACCATGCCGCCGTCTTTATCGAGTTCAGCACTGTTGCGACGGCATACCTCTACCCTGTAGACCGCAAGCTTGAAGTGTGGTGGCGCCCACACTCCCAAAGCGTCATGTTCACGCTTAAACACGGCAAGCGTGGAGGATGCCTGCTGGATCCCGTTGGCAAACGGCATCCGCTTGGCCATGAGACTTACGAGAACCCTGCCGATCTCATCGTGCGGATTGCCGAATGGGCGGGGATCTGCAAAGCGCGGCAACCAAAGGAATGGTCATGACCAACGAAGATATCGTAGACGCCCTCGATCGCCTGACCAAAGCGGTCGATACCATCAACCTCCAACCACGGCGGCGCTACCACTACGCCACACTCCCTGCCGAGGATGTCCTCCAATCGGCGCGCGTCTGCACCGATCCCGACAGCTACACCGCCGACGATCCGATCAGTGCCGCCGCCCGTGACCTCCTCAAACAAGGCTACCGATGGGTGCGTTGCGACCACGGCCTCGCCGTATTCGAGAAACAGGCATGACCGACACCGACGAACTTCCGTTTATCTTCGACGAACTCGACCACATTTACCTGGCCGAACGCATCGAATACCACCTCCAATCTATGCGGGTCTGCTGGCCCGAGTGGGACGGACCCAAAGTGGGCGGACGCTGCGAAGTCCATAGCGGGGTTGTCCATAGCCTGACCCACAACGAAACCCGCTACCACTACATGGCCCCCTGCGTCCTGCTCGCCAATGACGGCGAATACTGGACCGCCCGTGTCGATTACGACCACGGATGGTGCAAGGAAGCCTACAACGGAGAAATGCTACGACTCCATATCACCGACATCTGGGCGCCCGTTGGCCTATTACGCTCATGAAAGATCCGATCATGATCCTGCTCCGCAACAGCGGCGTCGATCTCTCCGCTTACGGCGCCGACAGCTATTCGCTCGAAGATGGCTGCTACTTCTTCGTCCGCTATGTCGAAATCATGGGCGACTCCGCCAAAGACTCCGCAGGGTTCTTCTTGGAGTTTCTATCTTGCGACCACGAGGCGGAACACGGATGCGTCGAAGTCACCCGTCATAAGCACCTCATCCGCGACTCCGGCAATGGCTATCTGCAATACCATTGCCACGGACGCGCCTACGACTACTTGGACATCTTCGACGCCAAGCACGCCAAAAGCGCGCTCTACCCCAAACACCTCCTCGTCCCTACACCAACTTATGACAGCACCTAACCTGACCTACCTCTGGCGCTTTGTCGCCAAAGACACCCAGCAAGACGAAGATGGCTTCTGGTATGGTCACTCCTTCTGGCGTGACCTCAAAACCGGACGCGTTTCCATCTGCGATATGTCCGGCGACCGACCGGATCTCACCGATGACGGCGTGCTCTGGATCGACACCCACAAACCTTGGGTTCTCACTGACCGACAAGGCAAACTGCGGGTGGACGTTCCCCTGCTCGCCGACGACGAGAGGCCGACCGGCACCTTCATGTGCGGATACGATGGCGTCCGTATCGCCCAGAAGCTCGGCGCGCAAATCAAGGTCGATGCGACAAGCGACATCGGCAAACTCCTGCCCCTCATCCGCAGCTACCACGTGGAATGACAACCTTTCTATGATAACAAACCTTGTAGGTGTCTATACACGCACACATCCCGCTCATGCGTGGATGTTTGAACAGCAATGTAGCCCAGACATGGCCGAGATTGCCCGACAAATGAATCAAGGCTTCGGCGGCGTCCAAACACTCGTTGTGCCACCAGTCGATGGACAATTCCCGCAGTGGCTCTGCTCAACCTCCAATGACCACCACCGAGCTTCACATCGCCCTTAACGAATGCGGCTTCTACCGCACCGGCACCGGCGGCGGATGCGATGCGTTTATCCGGATGTTCAACGACAAAAACGCAGGCTGCGACCCTCTGTGTGTCTTTGAGGACTGCCCCGATGCCTACATCATGATGACCCAATCGGAAGATCCCTCCGCACCCGAAGGCAATGAGGATGTGTATATCGGCTTCTACGCCGAGAACGGCGCAACCCTTACTTGGACTGCCACCGCTGAAGATGCCCTCAAATTCGCCCGATCTCTCACTTACGAAAACCGAGTATGACCGAACAAGCATGGGTCAACGCCGCCGAGAAAGCACTTCTTGGCAAGACCATCATCAAATGCCGCTACATGACCCCAGCGGAACAGCAAGACCTCGGATGGCGCCATCGCCCTCTGGTCATTGCCCTGCATGACGGAAACCTCCTCTACGCTTCCCGCGACGACGAAGGCAATGATGCCGGGGCGCTATTCATGAACGAGGAACCGGGCTGCTTGCCTGTCATGCGATGAGGAACCATCCGTTCAATCGCTTCCATCCGCTCATGACCGACCGGATGGCCGATGCCGCCGCTCTCATTGCTTTGGGCTATATCAACAAGGAAATCGCAGACGAACTCGGCGTGAGCATCAAAACCGTGGAGAAATTCCGGCAAATGCTGAAAGACAAATTCGGCACCCGTGGCACGGCGGACATTACCCGCCTCGCCATCTACCTCGGCCTCATCGACCTAAATAACTCGATGCACCTTTTTCATGACACCAACTATCCCTGACACACTGCGCATCTACAACGTCCCGCAACAGGAAATCCTCGATTGCAATGTCTTCCCCTTCATCGAGCGAATGTCGCCGTTCGTGCTCAACCCCAAGGCGGAATACGTGGATACCTTCGCCGTGCTGGTCGACGGATACAACGATATCGACGAAGAAATCTACGCCATCCCCGAGGTCCGCGCTTACTGGCAAAAGCTGGATACCCACTGGCCCTACATTTTCTTTTTCGGGAGCGTCCTGGCCGAGATGCCGCAAATGGTCGCGTGGTGCTGCCACAATAATATCTCCTCCTACAAACGCCCCGGCCACATGGCCACGCTCATCGACTACGACAAGCCGGAACTGATCCAGTGGATACACCGGCACTGGCCCTACATGAACGCCCTTTACCAACTGGCCTACGAAGATCCGATGCAGCGCGAATGGGCCATTCTCGAGCGCACCAAGCAAATCTTCGCCGCCTTTAACATCGACTTCTCACCATGAAATTCGAAAACCCTTGGGACCCCCAAGACTCCGACCGCCTCATCTGGCAAGCTCTGACCCTCGCTATGGACGCCGTGCTTTCCCTGCGCATCGTCCGATCACTCCTCGCCATCAACCCGTTCGCCGAAGCCGACATCGCTCCGATCGCTCCGGTCGCCAAACCCAAGCGCAAGCGTGCAACCCCTGCTTGAGCTGGACTACGAGCGCCGCCGCCGCCTCGACGCCTGCGACTACTTTGCCGTGCACCGCGTCGGCAAAAAGAAACACTACTTCGTCGGCAATATGCTGGCTCGTGACGAGGACGAAGCCCTGCGCATGGCTAAACGCCAGTGTTTCAGCACAACCAAAGAGCGCACCTACTGGCAAGTGACCCGCATCGGACTCAAAGGCTACGCCGCCGACATGAAGAGAGCCATGATCGGCCTTGGCACCGTCACTCCCTAAAAAGTGAAGCGGGTGCATAGCACCCGCCTCACCCTTTCTTCCCCACAAGAAAACTTACTCCGCCGCAACGTCCACGCCGGTCGCTTCTAGATTGAAACTGAACGTGAAACTGGTCGTGAACTCGTTGTTCGCATTGATCGCGCCGATGGTTCGCGAAACCGTCATTTTGGTCGGGCGATTTGCTGTCGCCAATCCGTTGAACACGGAATGAATGCGATGCAGCAAAGCAAAGATTACCTTGCGACTGTCGCCGCCGGCTCCGGTTGTCGCACTGGCTTCGGCGCTACTCAACTCAGGAAAAGCCGCAATCGGGATCGAAAGGGCTGTTCCGTTGGAAGAATAGCTGGTTCCGAAAAATACTGTAGGCGCCGCGTTAAACATGATGCCTCACCCCTTTTGTCAACCTATGGAAACCGAAACCACCCGCACCAACAGCAGCCTGCTTTGCCGCTCCAAGGTCAAAGCCTACCTGCTCGACCACGCCAAGAAAGCCCGCCACCACAAGTTCACCCGCGTCAGCGCGGAAACCCTGGACAAACTGGAGGCCGTCATCCGCCAAGCCTGCCGCACCCATGTCGATAAGCACCCTTCCAAGGGAACCACTTTGTGATGCCGCCTCCATCGGGGCGCTGACCTTCAGCGAGTTCCGCGACGAGTTAGAAACCAACGCGCGTTTTCGCAAACGCTGGAAAAGTCAGTGGCGGCGGGAAAAAGGGCATCCGCTCTACCCGACTCTCTTCTGCAAATACCACCACTGCACCGGCATCGAAGTCCTGCATTGCGGGCATCCCACCGCTCTCCGCCCTTGGTATGCCTACTTGCCCGATGGAACCAGAGTGATCCACGGCAATTTCTACGCTTTTCGCCACCTTGAAGACTGCCGAGTGGCAGCCTTCATTTTCTGGTGGAACCAACTATGCCAACAACAACAGCAGAACGCAAAGCCCCGGCCAAAGCCGCAGGCTTGAAGAAAGTGAACCTCGGCGGCATCGCCACCAAGTCGGCCAGCAAAACCAAGACGGCTTACCCCGTCCTACCTGACCCGACCGGTGACGTTGCCAAACTCGTGGCCGACATCCGCCGCGAAACCGCCGAACTGGAAGCCCTCGAAGGCAGCCTGGACATCAAGAAAGCCGAGCTGCGGGGCACCGCGCAGGAGTATTACTTCGACCACTACTCCGGCAAACACGACATCGCCTCGTCCATCGAGGCTCACGATCCGAACGGTGAATCCGTGCTCGTGTCGTTCACCAGCCGCTACAAAACCATCACCGACGAGGACTCGCTCATCGACACCATCGGAGAAGATCGCACCGCGCGCTTCTTCCGGCAGTCGTTCGAACTCAAGGTGGACGGAGACAAGATCCCCGAAAGCGAGGCGGAAACCCTCATCGAGGAATTGAGCGCCCTGTTCGCCCGATTCAATGCCGGTGATGCCCTGACCGCCAAATCGGTGATCAAGCCCACGGCGGAATTCCACACCGCGCGCCACACCGCGCTGTCGGTGGACGAAAACCGCGCCGTCGACCTGATCTGCCCGATCATCGCCTCGGTCAAAACCAAGGGCCGCAAGAAAGACTGACCCATGACCCTCCCCTCCTACCCAGCCCGCCCCATCAACGGCGGGCCGTTGGAGCGGGCGCGCCCTAAATCGGGGCATTGGACTTACGAACCCAAGCTGAACGGCTGGCGCGCGTTAGTCCATGCCCCGACCGGGCGCATGTGGAACCGGCACGGCGAGAGGCTGTCTATCGAAGACTGCTTCAAGCCGGTGCTGGACACGCTCGCCAAAGCCGACGTTCCCGAATGGCTCGACTGCGAAGCCTTGGAACGCCGCCTCAACCTCGGACGCGGCAGCCTCGTCGTATTCGACTACATCCCGTCCGGAACGGACCGGATCACCCCCTACGACAAGCGCAAAGCCAAACTGGAGGCCGCCATGAAAACTCTGCCCAACTGGCAGCCGTGGCAATTCGGTCCTCCGGTGCAATGCGCCGTCTACACCATAGAAGGCGTCGTGCCTTACGAGAGTGACCAGCTCGACGAACTCTATCTTCACCTCAAATCCGAAAACCAAGCCCTTGATGCCGATCTCTACGAAGGACTCGTCGCCAAGCGCACCAACTCACCCTACCCCGTCCAACAACGCTCGTCCTCCGAAGAAACCACCTTCTGGGTCAAGCATCGCTGGGCATTCTAACTATGACACCCGCTGACCTCTCCTCGCTCGCCGACGATCTGGAAAAACGCTGCGAGAATGTCGATCAACTCGACTTCCTCGTGGGGTTCCTCGCTTGGATCTCCGACCAATCGTTCGATCTGTTGGTCAACGACTTCTCCGTTTTGGCCGACCACTGCTACGAAATCGCCGACAAGCTCTCCTGCGGCATCCTTGCCAGCCAGGATCCCAACGGGCAAGCCGACGATGCCGAAGAAGTCGCCGAAGCTATCACCAACCTTCACGCCATCCTCGGCGCCAAATATTGCAAGGCCGTAGGCCGTGCCTGACTTATGACATCGCTAACCGCACAGATGGCCGCCATCCGAGAGAGCACATCTTGGCACGACTACAACAAACGCACCGAGGCTTTCGCCAAGCTATGGGGAATCACTCCTGACAACCGCCGCAAATACATCAACGATTGCGGAGTCTTTATCCGCCGCACCAAGGAGGCAATTAGCTTCGGCAGCTGCAAGGTGGGGATCGAGGTCGCAGAAGCTCCCGGCGGGAAATATGCCGTCGCTTACAGCCATCATGTCGGCAACGGAGGATTCTCCTTTGCCCCCAGCGTGTGCAACGAAGAAATCTATGATGATCCGCACTCTGCCAAGCTCGGAGCAATGGCAACACTCTCGCAGCGCATCAGCCGCGAAGCCGTCGTGGCGGAAGGAAAAGCGCACAAAGCCGACGCCTTGAAAATGCTCGCCTACCTCAACGCAGAACAGGAACCTCTACTACTATGAACATCATGAACATCATCATGCCGTATCGGCACCCTGATTCACCCGACATCTGGGTGTTCGACGATGAAGCGCGCGACCTCGTGCGCGAGCCGTTTATCGGCGATGCAAATCAGTTACTCGACTACGCCGACGAGCAACTGGGCGGAAAAGGTAAGCTCGTCGTGTTTTTCCGATCCGACATGGGTGTTGATCCCGTGCATCAGCACTATGATAGCGTGTCCGTCGAAGCCAAGCTCATCGAAACTGATGCCACCGGATCCACTTATTCCGCTGAAGTCAGCCACGATGGCGCAGTGCACTTCATGGCGGACAATATGTGGCTGTGCCCAGCCTTGTTGAAATACTTCGACAAAGCACCAAAGCGCATTCACGCCGCCATCGTCAGGCGCAACTCACGGCACAAATCTCGGAAGTAGTGCCGTGCCGCCGCGCTTAAATCCCATCTTCTTGGCGATGCGCGTGTAGCTCTTGAACAATTTTCCGGTCTGCGTCACAGCACCCTTGTTGCCGCTATCGGCCATGGCATGAGGATGGAAATCCACCGACACCTTGTTCTTCTTGAAGTGCTTCATCAACGATCTGATGTTTCTGGCGCCTTTGGGTTTACCGATCATGTCATTGTCGGAATCTAGCAAGTCCCACACTGCATTACGCGGACCGTATTTGGTAACAATCGCACTTGTCTGACCTCCACGCCCGACCACTTCAATCCGGCGCGGATTTGCATAAGCGGTTCCATCCGTGTCTGCGGTTCGACTGCGATACAACTTGGACTGAGGTGACATGACGCCCCTGTAAATTCTCGTGTAGTTTGCGTCCCGCGACGATGGGCGGGGTATCATTTGAAATCCTTGCGGTGCAGGATTAACAGTGCGCGTTGAAACGCTGGGTGAAGCGGGGCTGACCCGATCACCTTTGCCAACGATCCAGCTGTCCTCCAGCCGAGACGATGAACTTCCGGTAGCAAGGATGCGCGCATCACGATCGCGCATTTTGCCAATTAACCGGCGATACCGCTCCGCTTTCGGACCCGAAGCATCGCCTTTTAGTTGCGTATTCGGCGCGCGCTCGGATCCAAAGTTGCCCATGTAGCGCGCGATACCAAACTCCAACGCGGCAATTCTGCTGGCAACAAGATCGAGCAATCTCACCACGATTTAGCCCTGTCAATTTTATGAGCAAAATAACCAAATTGGTTATCCCAACGACCGCGCCGAGTCCTGCGCGCTCCACCAAGTGGAACAAAGGCCTCACACTGCAATCCGCCGACCTCCTCGAACCGATGAGCGCGGCTTCCAACGACACCACCCGCTATGTCCTCAACGGCATCTGCTTCGACCAGGACAGCATTATCGGCACCGATGGGCGGCGCCTCCTCCGCATCGTGCATGACGTTACCCCGCTCATGCACGGCAAGGAACCGACCATCCTGCCGAACGACAAGCAAACAGTCCGATTCATCAAGGATGCTCCGATGCTCCGCATCCAGTTATCCACCGATGGACAATGGTTCAAACTCACCGCCTTTGGCCGTGAGCACTGCGTCAAAAAAGTCGCGGGCCAATACCCCAACTGGCGCCAAGTCCTGCCGGATTCCAAAAATCGCTGGCACCTGACGTTCGACAGTGAGCAAGTGGCCAAGGTGCTGCGCGACTTGCCGGTGGACAAGAAGGAACCCGCCGCGACCATCGAATTCCGCGATGGTTACAGTAAGGCAACTGTGGGCAAGACCAGCGTGCTGTTCCACTGTGTCGGCAACGCTGCCGCGACCATCCGGCTCAACGCAATCATGCTTGCCCAAGCGGTCAAACAGGGGTTTGCTACCGCTTACCTCAACATGGACAAGCTCGAAGAACCCGTTCTCTTCACCAAGGCGAACGCCGCATACGTGCAAATGCCGATGGTGATGAAAGCATCATGACCGAGAAACAACAACAACGCCGGCAAGAACTCGACGATAAGTTCTGGGCCGACTTCGCCAAGTATCGTCCGAACCTTGAGCGCATCATCAGCAACCAAGAAGTCCAACCAAGCGACACGAAGCTGGTTGTCCTCATGGCCCTGCACATGATGGGTTCGCTCGACTTCTGGGAAGCCGAACAAATCGACAAACTGCCGCCTCCGCAAGTGTGACTTTGGCTAACGCCGCGCGAGTGCGCGGACTGTTACCATAGCGCCCCCGATCCGAAAGGGTCGGGGGTTTTTGCTTTTACGCCGATTTGCTGGTTATCCGCTTTTTTTACACCATTGCGGGTTATCCGCCACCCACCTCGTGCAGCTTGAGCGCGCCCTGCGCGTGGGCGTATTTCTCGTGATCTTCGCTGATCACCCCTGCGCACAGCGCATTCACCACCTGCATGGCCTCGCAGTCGAGCAAGTGGTTGTCTTTCCGCACCTGCTTCCACAATACCTGATACCGGCCGGTGCGCGGATTCTGCTTCATGATCTTGATCTCGGCATTTAAGTGCCTTGTGTATTCTTGCGGGATGTCCCCGTGCACATGCCAACGACGAGGCTCCGCGTGGCGCATCACCGCGAGAATGTCCTTCACCGGATCATTCGCCCAATACACGTAACGCGCGCGGTTGTTCCGCTCGCTCTGCTGCACCGTGCCCAAAAACGGATCGCGCCATTGCACGGGCGACACTAGCCGTTGCACGCGATTCCCGTTCGGCAGACTGTGGACAAAGCCCTGCTTGCTGCTGCCCCACGCCCCGCGCCAATCTCGATCAACAAGCCATTTGCAGACCAAGTTGGTCTGGTCGGCACAGTCGATCATGACCAGATTCGGATTCACCGCATACTTGGTCTGCAATGCGTCGCACTCCTCGATCGTTTCGAGAAAGCCAGCATGCAACAGCCAGCTTTCGCCGGTCTTGCTCCATGCCCGCACCACCGCCCAGAAGCCCGGCCTCTGAACGTCGATCGTCATGAGCGGCACCCGATCACGCTGCATCTCGGCAGGCACGTAGATTTCCGTCGGCACCGGCTCCTCGTCGTAGGCGTTCTCGCCATCCCAAGGCTCGGCCAAGGTGGAGTTCACAAAGTTTTGCCTGCCATCCAAAGTCGCCTTGCTCTGCAGCCAGCGCACCGCCAAGTTCCCCCATCGCGTTTGCTTCCACGGCGCGTAAAGCGCGGACAAATGATAGCTCCGGCGGGTCTTCTCAGCGGAAGGGTTGTTCGGCCGCCACTCTCCCGCCAACAGCATTCCCTGCTTGTAGACATCGGTGAACTTCTGCTCGCACTCCTGACACACATAGTGCGTGTTTTTCCGCACCTTCTCCATGTCCCAATCGCCGCCGGTCTTGGCCTCCTCCTGCTCCTTGTCCCACCACCTCACCTGCTTCCACAAAAGGCGGATCATCTGCTTACAGTGCGGACAGGGCATCCAGTAATACCTCTGGTCCCCTTTCAAAAATTCCTGCCAAATCTCGCCGTACGCGATCGTCGGGGTCGACGTTTTCACCCTCTTGGGAAAGGTGAAGGACTTCGTGCGCTCCTCGGCATTTTTCAGTGCCCCCGCCTCACGATCGTTTCTCAGCCCGAATTTATCGCACTCATCCATCAGAACACAGCCGCAAGGACGGCTACTGATTTGCGAGGCGGAGTTCGAACCCACGAAGAACAAGGCCGCACGAGCAAACCTCTGCTCGCGAGTGGTCCATAGAATCCGGTTCGACGGCTTCAAATCCGCCAACGGACGGCAATCATCGACCCACGGCATCCACCGGTTTCGCGAAAAGCTGCCGCCCAATTCCTTGTCAGGCATCACCCACAGCGTGTCGCGAGGATCGTTCACCAGCAACCAGCTTGTCCCCGCCATGACGATAGTTGTCTTGGCCACCTGCGCAGCAAAGCAAAGCGTCAGATCCTCGATCTGCTTGTCCTTGAACCCTTCCAGCGGCTCCCTCGCATACGGCGTCAGCGTTGTCGAGTAGGCGCCCTCGTTGTCGCCGCGCACATAGCAGTTCCGCTCCGCCCACTGCCACACCGGCTCATCCGGTGCCGGCGCCAAAGTGTCGCGGCAAAACTGCTCCAGGCGCCCTCTGGCCTCGCTATGCCAGGACTTGCTCATACACCCGCTGCCCGTCAGCAATCGCCCGCTCGATATCCTGACGGATGATCTCCGCCGCCGTTATGTCATCCGCCGGATTGACCTTTGGCGCCAAAATCGCCGGAAGCCCGCGCAACCGCGCAAGCAAAGCCCCCCAGCCCTTCCCAAACATCTCACGCGCCTCATCGAAGGGTATCAGCACCCGCGCCTTCTCCTTGATCTCCAACACCATTTTCTCCGAGGCCATTCGGCCCTCTTTGGCGCGATTGTAGGTCTGAATTAAAAGTGGCAGCTTCTCCACCGAATCCGCCGCAATCGCCGCCTCCACCAGATACTTCGCCTGCTCCTCAATCTCGATCGACGCCTTCAGCGAAGCCTCCATCTCTGTCAAACTCCGCCTTTTCGGCAACCGCACTCGCGGTGCTGCCTCACCTTCTTCCACTGTCTCAACCCTCTTGCTCCGAAAACCCACGCCGCCGCGCGCATGGCTCAACCTCCACTCCCGCGCCGCCTCCAAAGAATCAACAGGACACCCCTTCTGATTCTTCATGCGGCTCACATAGGCCACACTGGTCCCCCAGTCCGCCGCAATCTGAGCCAAAGTCACCTTCCCGCTTTCTGATACTTCCTTCTCCATAACACTACCCCCACTTTCAACCTTAACTTGTCAACCAGAACTCAAGTCACAGGTTAATGTAAGGGTCGCTTCGCTCAAACCTGACGGATTTGCAGGTTAATAGATTCCTTTACCATGGTGGTGGCTTGCCAGCCTTGCCACCCTAGTCGACCTTTTTGCTATGTCTCCTTATATACAGGTCATTTCTTTTTTCTAAGAACATACAGGATTTGGTTGGCAAGGGTGGCAAGCACAGCAACAAACAGTCTGAGTGTTATTCAAGACAAATCCTTCTCTATTATAGAGATAGAACGAAAGAGAGAGCGCTAGACTGAGAGCGCTATTTCAATCCGATGCCATTCATGAACCGTTTTTGCTGCCCATTAACGACGTGGCGCGAGACGGTGATGTTTGGATTCCGCTCATACAAAGCACGAAAGAAGTATTCTCGCGTGCGGTGCGGAAATTGATGGGCATCAAGAAATTCTGTAAATGCGTCGATGACATCCTCTTTCGGAGTTCTTAACTCTGGTGACAGGACGCAAGTCTCTCGAATAAAGCACCCAACGGGATCATTCGACAACTCAAACCGCTTTAAGACGGCCGTGCTGTGTGACCCACCCGCAGGCGCCGGAAAGCCCTGCATAATGGCTTGGAGACCATCTACCAGCCAACCCAAAATGCCATCTCTTTCCAGACGAAGCTTGTCTTTCAAAGTAGGGTCTTTTTCGACCGGCTTCTTATCAAAAGCCAAAAATCTCGCCCTTCGATACTCGGCGTCCGTGCCACTTTTGAATCGGGGCAGTGCATTGCTCAAAAACCACAACTTACAAGTTGTCTGCATCTTGAAAGGCTTGCCGTAAATTGAACGAGCGACGATCGGCTCACCCGAAACGATCTGTTTGAAGTTAGCGCTCTCGTCCATCTCAACGGTATCAAGCTCAGTGCCAAGATTGACCAGTGCGGTCTGAAGGCCGGGCAAGGAGTAACTGCCGGGCCCACTGCTGCAAATCTGTGCAAGGGAAAGCCTCGTAACCAAGACATCATCGGAAAATGCGTTCACGATGGCGTCAGCTAATGTGCTTTTGCCAGTGCCTCCGGGTCCGTAGCAAATCAAGAACACCTCATGCTGCTTGCTGTCTGGGTAGAGACAATAGCCCGCAAACCATTGGAAGAGCGCTATGTCCTTGTAGTCATGCAGAACCTCATGAAGCGTTTTCGTAAAAAGCGGTGTTTCCACGATACCGTTCCAATTCGCGCCCAGGCATCCGGTGAACATGAGATCCTTTGAGTGCGGCTCCACGGTTACGCTCTCAGCAGTAACTCGCAGCACGCCGTTGTTGACGTTCACCAAGACCGAGTCACCGTCCCACGCCACTGCGCTCCGAAACTCCATCTCTGCCGTGCACTGCCTCTTTTCCTCCACGTGATCCCTGATGGCCTTGCTATGGCGCGCGCGCTGATGCTGAACCGGCAGCACCTCCATGGACAGCGAACGAAAAGTATCCTTTGATCGCGGGCGCCAGCACTTGCCGTCGTAGGCAAACCAATCATCACCCTTTGCCAAGATCGGCGGGGCCTTGCGCATAAAGGACGAGGCATATTGTGCCTCATCGAACTTGTCCTTGCCCGCATCGGCCATCGGCATGATGGGCAGCGGTCCCCTTTTTTTCGGCGCAGTGCTCATGAGCGGCGCCTCCGTTTCCGCAGGCCCTTCTCGCACCAAGAACGCAGCATCTCGCACCACTCGGCACTGGTCGTTTCGTAGGCCCTGTGCACATCGTTAAAATCCTTCAAGCCATCATCATTCAACGTGTAGATAAATGGATGCACCGCCTTGCATCGCAAGCGCAGCGCAGTGACCAACGAGTCAGGCTTTAGCCACTCCTCTCCCGCCGTGTCGCCATCGGCAAAAACAAAAGCCTGCACCTTCTGTCCCCAATCGTAGCTCATAAGTTTTCTCCAGCTCGAAGCACCCCGAATACCGACAACAGCCACGCCGCGCGGAAATTCAATCCCGTCAGACAGTGCATCGTAGAACGAAATCGCATCCCACTGGCCCTCCAGCACCACCAAGACCTTGCAGCTCTGGATGTCGCCAATGACAAAAGGCCATGAGCCAATGCCAGCCGGTTCAAAGCGAAATCGCCCCTTCAACTCCTTCGTGTGCACGTGAAAGCCTGCTTGAAAGCTCTCTTGGTCGCTCGATCCCGGCACCCATACCGAAAACGCTTCCCTGCGCTGCGCTCGGTAGATCGGCATGCCCAAGACTTCTAACTCCACCATTTTTGCCACCGTCTGAACGCGCCACCCCCGCCAATCAGCGATCCTCTTCTGCTCCTGCATGTTATCGCCAAGCCAATGCAACCCGTCGCTCCAGATCCTCGCCGTTTTCTCATCCATCGGCTTCAGCTCAGTCTCCTCGATGCGCACCACCGGCTTCTGCACCGGCGCCTCCCAAGCGATCCCTCCCATTGCGCGCAGCGCCTCCGTAGCACCCGCCAAATCCGTATTCCGCGACAGCTGCCAGTAGTCCAGCACATCGCCGCCCTTGCCGCAGCCGAAGCACTTGAACCGCTCCATGCCATCTCGGCCGGTAGCCAGATAGAAAGATGGCGTCTTCTCCTGATGCAAGGGACAACAGGCCGCCCAGCGCGATCCTACGCGCCGCAGCGCCACGCCATCACGCGTCAGCACATCGCGCAGACTTACCCGCGCCTTGATATCCTCGATTTTACTCATTCTTGTGGGGTCTCTTAGGAAAAATTCAATTCATCGTTTGCCATCTCTCTCCGTTGCGAACAGCCAACACTCGCGCAGCCATCAGTCCCGCCTCATAGCCCTTGCGCACAGCCAGCACCGCATCATGTGCACAGCGCGCGGCTATCAACGGCGCGACATCCTCGCCCATCCACGCCAGCTCCATCGGCACCGCGCCATCGCGCCGTGCCCGCCACGCAACCAACTCCGCGTTAGACATCGACACCAGCCGCCGCCGCATCTCCTGAGCGGCGGGCAAGGACCGGCACCGCACATTCACCCGCAGGCCTGCGCGCGTCACCGCAGCGACAAACTGCCCGCGCGCGCGGTCATACCACACACCCGCTCCTCTACACCGGCCCACGAGCAAATTCTCCCGCCGGCAATCCGCCATATCGCCATTGGCATAGACCACACGCCCCCGCACGTGAGGCAGCAGCACTCTAGTCAGCAGCACACGCTCGTCGGCGCAATAAGCGCCACGACGGCAATTCCAATACCACTTGCGGCTCTCCACCAACGGAACATCCGCCGCATCGACGACAACCCGCCTTTGCGCGCGCCCGTCTAGAGCGAATTCCGCACGATGCCCCCTCACCTGCACACGTGTCATAATGTCAGCGCGCGTTGAGAGCTTCATCCATGGCAGTCCGCGCCTCATCGAAGACACGAGCCAACTCATTCGCCGCCGCCGTCCGCCCAGCCTGCGCGATCCGATCCGCATCGTCCCCTGTCAGCCGCTCCAAAAGCAACTGACCCGACTCAGCGAACGCCTGCCGCACCTCGCGCACCGTCTCCAGCCGCCGCGCTGCCTGAGTGATCTGCTCGGCGATCACTGCGCCACCCCTTTCGTCGCCGCAACCTTCGCCGCCACTTCTTGATAGAGAGACACGATCTTCTCCACACCCCTCATCCAATGCTCCATATCGTCCACCGGCAGATCCAGCACCGCTGTGCGCCCGCCGATGCGACGAGCCCACGACTCAAATGCCCAATCCAACTCATCGAGGAAACCCAGCCCCCCGCTCTTCTTGCCCGAATCCTCATCCATCTCGGCATCCGTCACCACCTCACCCCGCTCGATCGACCTCTTGAGAGCGCGCGCCGACAATTCGTGATCCACCACCTTGCGCGCCCACTGCTCCTGCAACTCATGCCCCTTGAACTCCAGCGAAAGGATCACCAGATGCTCCGCCGTCAGCCCCGTCCACGTATCGAAAGACAACTCCGCCTGCGCCAAAGCCAACGCCTTCCGCGCCTCCGCCAGCGGCAACTCCAACTGCGCCAGGATCACCTTCGTCTCCTCCTCCCCGTGCCACGCGATCGTCTGCTTCACCGCAGAGCCGAAGCACAGATCAAAGTGCTGGCCCAACATCCGCAACGTCCGCAACAACTGCGTGCACTCCTGCACCGACAACTGATCGAAGAACTTCAGCCCCCGCGGCGTCAGCTCGAACTTCCTCTCGCCCCCCGGACTCGGCAACAACAACTCGAGTCCGCCATCATTGTTATACTTTGTGTTTTCCATAGAAGAAATTTTGTTAGTCCCGCCGCATCTCCATCCAATCCGCCGAACGCTGCACCTCATCCGCCAGCAAATGCTCGTCCACGCCCAGATACTCGGCGGTCTGCTGCGTCGTCTTCAGCAACGACCGCCGCATGAACACCCACACCCGTAAAGCCAGCGCCACCGAAAACGCCGCCAACCTCGGCTCACGCGCGCCCGACAAACGCACGATCAACTTATTCATCAACCACGCATTGTAATTCCGCGCCTCCGCCCGCAACCGCCGCTCGTGCAAGGCCACGATGTCCTCCGCCAGCTCCTTACGGAAACCGAATCGCTCCCGTAGCAGCGCCACCTTCCGCTCATGATCTTGTGCGTCGATGATATCCATAGTCAGTTCCAGCCAAACACCCGATGCCGCCAGTGATTCGCACCCGCCTGCGCGCGGCGGAACGACTCCACCGCTCCCTGCCCCTTCATGTGCAGCCCCTCCTTGATCCCGAGAAAATCCGCCGCCTTACGCACCTCCTTCGAAAGATTCTGCCGCGTCGTCGCCAGCGCCCGCGCCGCCGCCATTTGAGTGCGGCACGGCACCCGACGCATCCTGCGCTGACCATCATCCTCCGTCACATGCCGCATGATCCACACCTCCGGCACTGAGAGAGCAAACGCCACCGCCACCGAAGCCACCTTCGCATTCGTCGCCGCCGCGAGACGCTGCAACACCTTATTGAGCAACCAATCCGAATACGCCAACCCCCGCGGCCGCGCCTCCTGCTCATCCCACTGCGCCAAGGCCGCCGCCGTCTCCCGATCCAACCCGAAAGCCTCCTGCAACTCATCCGCCAGCGAATCCAACTCCGCCGCCATATCCACCTCATAAGAAGCCCTCGACGAATTGGCCACATCCTCATCCAAGCCCGAATCCGACCTGCCTCCCACGACCTCCCCATGCACCAAGGCCAACTTCTCCGGCGCCGACAACTCATGCCACCGCTGCGCCACCCGTGCATACGCCGCCGACAGCAAAGCCAAATCCCGCTCCTCCCGCGACAGCCCATCCAACCACCGCAACATCTCCGCCTCCGCCGCACGGCGCCATCCCTCGGCCCGCACCTCATACGGCAGCTGCGCCTCCACCTCCTCCTTCTGTAAATCATCCCTCATTGCAGACCCATTGCCTCCTCACGTGTTCTGCGGCGCTGCAGCGCTCTTTGCTGAGAAGCCGCCGCTACGCCGCCCCGAGCGCCCACCCGACGGCAACACTCACGGAAAGGCAGCCGAGTCCGCTGCATCATCTCCTCCACAGCCTTCAGCCAATGGCGGCGCGGATCTCTCATCGCGCACCTCCGCTCCACCAGCGCCGCCGCTGCTCCTCCGCACGGCCCGCCTTGCGTCCGAGGTGAAAACCAATGTCGTAGGCCGAAAAAATGCAGAGAGCACCGGCAGCGCCCACCAGCAAAGCCACCAACGCGATCACCCCGTAATCGCTCATGGCCGCCCCCTCCGAGGAATCCGATTGATCGGCCTACTAAGTGCTGCACTTTTTTTCCGCCGCGCTGCACTAACCGGCACGGCCTTTTTGATTCGGGATAACATTTTCATTTTATTGCCATGCTCCTTTCGCCTTGCTTAATCCACGGCAAAGCCCGAGAATCCACCCCATGCCGCATTCGAAGAACACAGTGTCACCAGTGACACCAAAAGTGACACTCTTCGTAAACCGTTGATCTATTAGATACTTACATTGCCTCGTGGTGTAACGGTAGGTCCAAGCAGCACACTTTGCTTCTCTGTTAATCCACGTTGTTCCACCGAAAAAACCGCTAATCTTCTTGTGTCGAGTGACACTCGGTGACACTTTGCGGGTATGGCCTTCCTGCGGAAAAAGCCCCGCTCCCCCTACTGGTTTCTGCGCTCCCGCGATCCGGACACCGGCGAGTTGCGCGAGGAATCGACCAAGCTGCGCCATGACAATTTCGAGCAGACGCGCACGGCCCGGCGCCAAGCGGAGAAGGCCACGCACGATGAAGCACGCTTTGCCACCGCGGACGGGCCGCGCGACGCCGCGCACTTCTCTCATTGGGTCGCCACCTACATCGCCTCGCACTACCAGCGCGGAGCCAGCCTGCGCCGCTATCAAGTCGCTTGGGCCAACCTCTGCGTCTTTCTGACCGAACACAACTTGCGCCACCCGCGCCAGATCCGCTACGAGCACGCCGCCGAATACGTGGCGTGGCGACTGAAGCTGGGCATCAGCAGAAACACCGCGCGGCTCGAGGTGAAGTTCTTCGCCTTTATCATGGCCGAGGCCATCCGGCGCGAATACTGCGAGCGCAACGCGATTGCCTTGGCCCGCGTGCCGCGCTCGCCCGTCGTGCCCCGCCCCGACCTCGATGCCGATGACCTCGCCCGCGCCCGCGCCATCTTCGTCAATCGCCCGAAATGGATGCGCACCGTTTTTGAAATTCAAGCCCACTTGGGTTGTCGCTTTTCGGAAACGTCCATTCCCTTCGCCCACATCGACTTTGACCGTGGCATTATCCACCTCACCGATTCCAAGCGGCCCGACGACGACCCGCGCAAACTTTACGCCGTGCCCCTGCCCGAGAGCCTGCGCCCCTACCTCCTCGCGCTCAAGGAATCCGGCGCAGAACGCACCGTCCACGTTCTGAGCGGCGACGACAACCGCTGTTTCAATATCTACCTCAAGGCCGCGACCGGAGCGACCAGCCACAGCCTGCGCGTGGCCTTCATCTCCCGCTGCCATCGCGCGGGGCTCTCCGAGATGCAGGCGATGAGGTTGGTCAATCATAGCTCGCAGCTTGTTCACCGCATTTATTCACGCTTGTCGGTGGAGGATATGCGCTCGGCCATGGAGAAACTTCCGGCGGTCTTGCCCCCACCGCCCGTGCCTGCTCCGGGGTCGCCCCCGCGCGGTCATTCAAAAAATCCCTCACCCAGCGCAAGGTAGTCTTGCGACCAAAGAACGGGCACCCAACTCGCTTGAGGGCATTGATTTGGTTTACGCCGAGTCCGATGGCAGAGCAAAGCTGGCGCGGATAGTAAAGCGTATCGGGATCAATGACCGCGTGGTCGTAAGTCGCACCGCTTGTTTGCGCTGGGGAGGGCAAAGTGATCATTGCGGGACTTGTTGGAGGTGCGCGATGCCGCGCTTGCGCTTTGCTTCCGCAAGGACGAGACGAGTGAGTAGTTCACTGACGCCGCCATGCAACTTGCGAGCGAAAACCAAGTCGCGCGCCGCGATGTCGATGTCCTGCGACCAGCGAATCGTGCGATTCCTGTGAGTGGTTTTGGCACCTAGACAAAGAGCCTTGGCACCGGAAATGAGGACGGTTGATCTGTTTTTGGGCATATATCTTTACGTGTAGGGGTTTGATATCGGGACGGATCATACGGATCAGCCGTATCATGCCAATAAAAAATTGCGGTGGGCGCGCTCCATGCGTATGCTGACAGAGTGAACAAGAGCAAAAATAGTGCCGACCGGAAGCGCACTGTTAAGTGGAGCGAAGACGTTGATGCACTTGCCATTACACTTGCCGCTTCCCACGGCTATTACCCCGAGAAGAGCAAGGGGGGGGTCTCGAAGTTCTTGGCCGATCTGGTCCTGCGGGCCAAAAAAGCCAACTCCTCTAAGTAGGGTCTTTCCCTACCTACGCCACGCTTGGCCTGATGCGCAGAAACGCGCGGGCCAAGCTCCGCCGCCGCACTTTGACATAGACGCCATCGCCATCCCGGCTTCCTGCGCCATTAGTATTGCCCTCCACTGCCTCGAAATAGTTTTCGTCGATGTTGCGCTTCACGATCCCGATGTGAGAAAAGTCATATATGACAAACATCCCCGGCTCTGGCTCCGCCGTGTCCGGCAGGATCTGCACTGTCGCAGGGCGAGCCTTGGCCCACTTGAGAAACCCATAGGCCAGGGCGGTCTTCGGCCTCCACGCCTGCGGCGAGGTTTTCTTCAAGCCCAGCCATTTCCGATTGTCGGGATCATCGAGCCAGCGATCGAGACACCAGCAGCAGAACGCGGCGCAGTATGGCCACGCACCGGGATCGAGATTCGACGCGCTCTGATACTTGCGCACCTCGGGCCCGAGATTATTGCCCTTCGTTTCCTTTTTTCCCACTTCCCGCGCGGCGATGATCGGAAGCATCGCCATGCGATTTGCGCCGCTCGGCTTCCCTGTGTATACGCTGGTGCGCTGCGGCAAGGACTTCGGCGAGGTCGCCGAGGTCGAGCCTTTCGACGAGTGCGAGAGCGACGGCGCGGCGATCAGCTTCGGGCCAGCCGCGTAGCCCGCGAATAAGTTCCTCAACCATGAGAGCACGTTCACTTCTTCAGACCCGGTTCCAGAGGCCGCTCGATTTGCAGAAAGAACTCCCGCGTATCGAACTTATAGCCCGTGCCCACCCTCATTCCCTCGCAGCCCGCGAGGAAAAACAAAACCACAACCGCCGCCACGAGACGCATAGCCTAACGCTGCTTGGTGAACACATTGATCAAGCCGACGAGGGACAGCCCCACGGCAATGATCGCATTGGCCTGCATGGGATCCAGACTCACGCCAGCGGCGGTCAGGAGCATCAGAATGCCTCGCCAAGTCGAATCTTCACGCAACCGGTCGAGTATGTAGTTCATACCCACACCGGCACTGTCAATCCGGGGAGCTTTATCCCACGAGCGACCCGGTAAAGATTGCGCCAACGGCCAGCCCTCCAGTGTCTAGCCAGACGCTCACATAATCATTTGCGTTTAGCTGGATATTCGCGGCCAGAGACATCGACGTATAGGCGGGGAAGCCGGGGGCAAGATTCACCTGATATTGGCTCGTTGTCGTTCTTAGAGCGGGCGAAAGAATGGCACTATTTACCCTGAACTGAACAGTGGTCCAAGCGGGTGCAGACGTAACATGAGTCATGCCGGTGAATAAAAAAGAGTAAACACCGGCTGCTGGTGCTGTAAATCGCCCGCTTGAGAAACTAAAGGCGCTGCCTCTGTTTAACGGGGCCGAGCCATATGTGATTTCTTGAGCAGTCGTCAGATGCGCGGAGGATACAGCCGTGAACGCAGGGTAATTGTTCGTTCCTGCTATCTCACTATAAGCAGTTCCGTTCCAGACATACACTTTACCGTTGTCTGAGGTCACATACACAGAGCCACCTTGAGATACAGTAACACCTGTTGTAGGAAGAGCGGCGAAATTGGCTACGCTAACAAATATATCCAAGGCGTCTCGTTGCGCTTGTGCATTTGCGGCAAGCAACAAATTACGCCCGGCGGAAGTGCTGTCGCTGATATCGCTGGCGGCGTGAGTATGGGCTACCACAAACGCATGGCGGTGATCAGCCCTAGCATACTGATCAGAAGTGCCAACGGCAGAAGTGGTGCCACCAACATCCGTCGGCGTGTTGATCGACGCGCTAGGGGCTCCTGCCGAAGGAGACACCTCGACGTAAGCCGAACCAGACCAGCGATAAATCTTGTTTGTATCTAAAGCCACGTAGATTTTGCCGCTCTCGCCACTCACGCTTTGAATTGCCGCGACGTTGGCGTATTCCAGAATATCATCCACGTAGCTTGGGAGTTGGCTGGCCGGAACTTTTCCGCTCTCCAACGTGGCATAGGTTCCACTGGCTTGTTTTCCGTCGAGCGAGGTTTGCAGGTTCGTTACATCGCTGATGGCGTGCGCGTGCGCGGACGGGGTGAAGGTAGAAGGCTTGTTCGTCACCGCGCTCCAATCAACCGCCGTCGCCGATGAACCCGCTGGACCCTGCGGCCCCACCGTCGGAAAGCTAAACGTCGCATTGAGGCTGGCTCCGAGCAACTCAGCCGTCTCCAAGGTCACACCACCCAGATCAAAATCGACGCGCAGAAAGTTCATACTTTAGGAGGCGGCCAGTGTTGCCACCGGGGGGATGTTAAGCGCACCACCCTGCAATGGCGCGGCGTAGCCCGCAGGACTCAGCGCCTTGAAGTCATAAACAAACACCCCCGCCTCCGCCGTGTCATTCTCGTCGATATGGAATGAAACACTGGTGCCCATGGCCGGGGTAGCTATTTTCTGAAAAATAGCGGCGGCATCGAGGTCGTTCAGTGATCTTTTGGCTGTTAGCCAGAACTTCCACCCCGACACAGCAAGCGGCGCTCCTCCCGCAGTAAAATGCGCCTCAAATAAAAAATCACTCCGGCGCGGGATCGTTAAGTCTCTTTGTATCATGTGCCTCCCCCAACTTGTTTGCAGTGTCAATCAGAACCGAAGAACGCCCGCCATCTTCACATTGGTGATTCCCATCGCATGGTTCTCCGCATCCTTTCGGAAGCGGATCGTGATCTGCGATCCAGGCCTTACCCTCGCTTCAAGCTGCACTTCGCGCGGCGCGCTACGATTGCCAGAGACAACTCCAGTAGCCACCACAGCATCGTCCTCAAGAATTTGGTGGGTCATGCTATAGACAGTATAAGCCGGGTTGGGAAACGGATTGTCCACGTAGAACTTTAGTGCGACGACACCGCAGCAACTACGGCCAACGGCCTGTTGGAAAAACACAGAATTGGGCGGCTCGCGCGTAAGCGTGTGCAGATTTGCAAACAACATATTGCCAAACTCGCGCACATTGAAGACCGACCTAATACCGGCCCACCCATAAGGAACCCCCTCATACCAGCCTATCGCGGGCTGGCCATTGAAGATCGGATGCCGGATCAGCCCGGTGAGATTCTGGAAATCGCCGTTAATGACCGGATTACAGCGCCCCATCAAAACTCGTCCGCCCACAATCGGCACTCGAGGGCTTGGCACTGTGCATACTTTTACGGTGTCCATTGCTCCCTGGTGCTACAATCCCCGCGGATGACCGCAGGGCATTGGTCATCATAGCTCGTAAACAGAAGTAATAATCCCGTTGACCACTTGGACGGCCATAGTGACGTTCCCGTTTTCCGGGTCAGGCATGTAGAATGTGCCAGTGAAAAGATTTGTGCTCAAAGCCAACGCGCGCATCATCCCGACGTTCGACGTATTGGTCAGCGCCGGAAGCCCCAGCCCCAGATTCGTTCTTGTCCCGGCAATGTTTGCTCCGCTGTTAAAGGTAATCGCCGAGCCTGCCCCTACGGTAAAACTTCCGCTGAAACCGCCCGTGAAATCTGTTGCTGCCACCGAATTGCTGAAAATTTGCAGTCCGGAGACCCCGCCGACCACCGCCACGATCCGATCCGGCCCCTGCGTGTGCATAAATCCGGTATTCGTCGCGGCGATCTTGATCGCAGGATTGGTCAGCGCCCCGCCGCCAAACACCCCCAGCATGACCCCGTTCGTATTGGTCAGCACCGCACTGGTCGAGGGCGCATTGGCCCAGAAATTGGTCGGACTCACCACCACGCCATTGGTGTTCACCATGACCGACCGCGCAACCGTCTGGGCATGGCCACAACAAAGCGCAGCCATTAGCACATAAGAGATCAAAAGCAGTCTTTTCATAAAGGTCGTGTTTCGATCGTGTAGACCCCTCCTTCAACAACTGGAACGAGCCGCACCCACGCTACTCCGTCGGCTGACAACTCTAGACTTCCATCAGATCCAAGCCTCGCTCTTGAGGTCGCAAACTTCATAGAGTCAAAAGCCTGCTTGGTGCGCAAGGGGGTCATCCATGTCGTATTGTTTGTCCCATTTTGAGATTGAGCCTGTGTGGCCTTGAGATCGACTTCAGCGACAGGAAGAATGGTATTAGGGCGGATGATATCATTCGCCACGATCACGTTGAACGTCGCGCTCGTTATCACGGAGTGATCCTGCTCTACGCTGACTTCGGCGATTAGAGCCACACTCTCAGGCTCCTCAGCAAACAGTGCATTTAGTTCGACCGTGTTAAGATTCAGATCAAAAACGTAAACCCTGCCCGAGCCGAAGCCCGATACAGTCCAATCGCTAGCTACGGCGACATAACCCGCCGCGGCAACAATACCCGCAGGGCCAGGGCGGATCCCCAGACTCCTTTTCAAAGCCAACATTCCTTGGGCCGTCTCCGGTAATTCAATGTTGATACCATCGACCCTAAAGACGGCCTCAACTCGCAATCGGTCTGCGCGCTTGACCCGCCGCGCCGTGGCGCCGCCAAGCCCCCCGTTCCAATCCGTCACCGCGCCGGTATCCAAGTCGATGGCCAGTTTCACCAGACCAAGCTACCTGTCAATTTAGGTATTCGGTTCGAGCCAGACTGCTACGGAGTCCATGTCTCACCCGAGCTACAATCTGCCCCCGGCACCGCGGCGTAGAACTGGCCGTCCTTCACATAGAGAAAGCCATCCTCCACCGGCAACATCGCCTTGATCCACTCGTCAAACAAAGCCCGAATCTCAGTCACAGAAGGTCCACCACCACCACCGCCGCCACCGCCGCCGCCACCGCCGCCGCCACCGCCACCGCCGCCGCCACCGCCACCGCCGCCGCCACCGCCACCGCCGCCGCCACCGCCACCGCCGCCGCCACCGCCGCCACCGCCACCGCCGCCACCTGGGGCGGAGATCCGTGGCGAGATGTAGCCGAATTCCATGACTACCGGCATCGACTGGGACGAGTATGTCTTGCCTCCCAACGTCCACTCCAACTCGGTCACGCAAGATAGAGACTCATCGACCCGAATTCCCTCTGCGTTGGCGGAAAGAGCAGCAATGTCTGGCTCGATAACAAAGTAAGGATGATCTTCATCCGTGAAAGCCTGTGGCTCATCAAGAGTCTGTGAAGCTACTATCTCCATGTTACGCCCGTCTCGAAGCGTCCACGTTAGGCTGTCGACGGACGATCGCGCCGTGTCATTGGTATCAAAAAGCAACACCAACAGTTTGAAATAATTGCCGCTTCGCAGACGCAATGTGCCGTTTTCGCTCAACGTGCTGCGCAGGAAGCCGCCCCGCATTTCAGCCTGCAAGTCGATAAATGACCACAACTGGCCAACCCAGGGAGCCCGAGCTGCGGCAACGGCGTCCATGGCAGCAACTAGGGGCGAGAGACATCCAACTCCAGATGAACCGGGAAGGTGCGGCTAGAGTAGACTTTGTTGTCCTTGGTCCATTCGACATCAGCAGCGCACAACAGAGGTTCGTTCTTCGCGTTTTCCTCGGCCCATTCAAGCACGACCTCCCGTTCTGCCGCACCGGTGACGACTTCCATTAAATAGTAAGGCGTCTGCTCTTGAAACGAGGCCGATCCAAAGGCGACAGTTTTCTCAAGCAACACATCATCCAAATTGTCAGCCTTGCGCACCGACAGGCGCAACTGACTTGGAGCCAATTCAAAGATTGAATCCGACGCATCGACAAAAAAGATACCAAGATTAACGGTGTCGCCGATCTTCATTCGCAGGGCCCCATCTTCAAATAGAGTGCTCTGCACGACCTTACTTCTTGCTTGCACCTGAAGATCGGTAATTTCCCACTGATTCAGCAACCACGGCGCGCGCAGGATCGCATCATCGTTGTCCTCTACCGCTTCACCAGTAATGATGAATTTGATTGTGAAAGGGATACTCTGAAGGTGGTTTGACGCGGGCACGGAAATAGCCGTGATCGAGGCCAAGTATGACCCCGGGCGCCGATACGTTCCGGCGATCAATCCCTCGGAAGATATGCTCAAGCCCGGTGGCAGCCCAACAGCAGTCCATGTGGCCGGTGACGGCGTAGCTTGCAGGGCTAGATTTACCGTCTCCCCCACTATACCCAAAGTCCCATCACGACTGATCGAGGCGTTGGAGGAAATAATCGTTCGCACAGGCGTGATGATCGTCAGCACGCAGGTATGATCACGAAAATTGACGGCATCCCGGGCGGCACGCAGATTGATGCTGAACGTGCCACTGGAGGGGGGCGTCCCCACCATGGCCGTGCCGAAGAAAGGCCTTATAATTGTCTGCACCGGAGTTCCCGGCGCCCCTGGCGGCGGGCTGTCGTCTTGGATCCGTAGCCAGCCTGGGTTATTCAGAATAGTCCAATTCGCCGCATAATTGGATGTCAGCTGCACGGTGATTTCTTCTCCCGTTTTGCCATTGGCAGACGATGGCACGCTGGTTGTCCATGGCGCGACGGGCGGAGGCGCTAGCATACTTATATTCCCGCGAAATCCGTCATCATTAGGCTCCAGCCTGTAGAAATACTGCGCCAATCCCCCAAATTGTCCGGGCCCGACAAACTCCTGGTGCACAGTAAGCGAAGACATCGACCGGCGATTCACGTTTGCCACGAGTTGAGTTCCAGCTGGCTCAGTAGGAAGCGAGGTCGTTAACGCATTCACCGGAATGGAGACATTACCAACACTGATGTTTCCCTGCGGAGTTATTTTTTGCCATGAAACCCAGTCAGGCGACACGAAGTTTCCGACGTAAGTGGAATTGACGACCAGTTGTTGTGCCTCGCTCGACTGCCACGGAGCGCCTGAGTAACCAATCAGATTCAACTGATCGTTTGTCACCGACATAACCCCAGCATTGAGTGTCGCGGCCCGCGTCGGATGGATGCCATATTCAGCCACAGTCGGTGTCGAAAGTGCTCCCGAATCCGAAACATTGGTCAGCGTAATGCGAACACCGAAAGGAGCCTGTGACGCAAATAGGCCGGATCCGGCGTTCCAAAAAATAGAACCCGCGGATCCATACAGCTGTGCGGCAGTTACGCCCCAAATACGTCCTCTGAATTGGTTTACACCCGCTACTGACGTATCCAAGTAAGCAGTAGAATACGTAAGCCACGAAAAACCCGAAGAAGTCCCATTCGACGTAGCCCCCCTCATCAAATCGACCTTAACTTTCGTGTAATGCGGCGATACGACTGCATCGCTCCAAGCGATCGTTACGTCCAAAAACACGCTGCGATAATATGCGGGGAAAGACCTATCGTTAATACGAACGCCGTCCATACGCTCCAAGACGCGTATGGGATCGGTCAGCGTAATGTTACTCGGAGCGGCGATTGACATAACTATTTGGTGCCGAGATGCAGGTAATAGGCCACATACCCACGAGGATCGCGGACATCATTTTGCGTGTCGAAGTAGGAAAGCCGGATGCGTAGTACAAAATAAGGATTGGTCGGCAACTGCGCGGCTATCGCCCCGACTGCTTTATCATAGCGGATAATGTCGCCGCTGAACCCCTCCTCCGTGGGGCTCAAGCGCTCCCGCGTGAGCTTCACCCCGAAATTGTGTGTAGAGACCACATCGGTAATGTGCAACTGCTGCTCGATCAGCGGCTCGCGCCAGACATATCCATCTAAGTTCGGGCCGACCGGTGCGGGCGAAGCTTGCTCCGTGCGCATACCAATCTCCCACACCATGCTCCAGACCACATCCGTGTTATTGGAAAACAGCCTCACTTGCAGCGTGCGCAGCAAAGTGAACGTGCTGCCCAAAGTCAGGGCTTGCGGCGTGAAGGCGATGGTAAAAAGTGTGCGCGAGAAAGCCCGAGGATAGTAGGAATTGGTCTGTTTGTATCGCTGGAGCGGATACCACAACCGGCCATCGCATCCGAAATGCTCGCCGGGTTGAACTCTTTGCGGCGGCCAGCTCTTGAAGGCTGGCAAGACGATGCTTTCATTGCGCCCATTCACCATGACCACGGAAGACCCCAGCGCGGGCGCGGCGGTGCCGAGATGCACTTCTGCTGTTGCATCATGAATGGCCGGAAGCAGCCCCAAGGCCGGCTGAGGCAAGGCCTCGATTTCACTCATGGATTCGATGATCATAGCTTTTGCCGGATGCTCAGTTTTGAACTGGGTGCGATCAGAGCCACTTGCCCCCGAGGATCAAATATCTCGTCGCTCTCGTCCGCAAAGGCATCATCAATGTCAAAACCCGTCAGGCGGAGGCGCAAAACCGCAGGCAGCGGAAACGAGCTTCCATCCGCAGCCTTGCCGTAAGCCTGCCAACTCGTGCTGGGACCTGTTGCCTCCCTGAGAATAGAAAGCGACCAATTAAACATTTCCATACTTGATGAAAGCCCGATGCGCGTATTACCAAGCGTGATCGGAGTTCCCGCTGGCCCAACAAAACGGCTGGTTCCGATTAGCGGAAGCGCTTCGCAGCGCAGAAAATACTGGCCCCCGAAATCGACTCTACCGATCCCTCTCGCATCGTCATCAAAGAAACTGCCCAGCATCCGAATCCGGATTTCGCCGCTTGCGGCGAGGATCGCACCAAGCGGGAACTGGTCCTCGGTCAAAACGACACGCCAAAGCTCTCGATCCATCTCCAGCGGATAAAAGGTCTTTGCTTCTTCATCCCGATAAACCCGGTAATAGCATCGGCCATCAGCCGCGAAGTAACTCCCTGCTGGCGCCCACTGCGACTTCCGGCCGCCCCCAGCCGGAAGCATGAATCCTGGCGTGGCGCCGCCGCCGTGAACCTTGTAGACGACAGGGGAGCGCGTCGATCCGCCCATCGAAGGCAATGAAACGACGACCTGAGGCTCGCTCGCCGAGCCTTGAAAAGTGACAAGACCGCTGTTGCTGCCAAAATACTGATTGCCGCCGAAGGAAACGGCGGAGCCGTAATAAACCGCCGGAAGCAAATACGGCCATCGCCCCGCTTTTTCCATCGAAGCGGAGCGCATCGGCCAGCTCTCCGGTTGAGCCGGTTCCTCAGGCGTTGCTTCGACCAATACATTGCCCTTGTCATCCACCTCGGCTTTCTTGCCCTTGCTGGCCACGCTGCCAATACCCGGAAGGAGGGCGCGATAAAGAACCCCCGGCGGCAGGGCATCTGGATCATCCGCCGCCGCTTCAGCAGCCGCCACCGCCTCTGTCTCTTGCGCGGCAACATCCGTGCCCGCGGGCGCCTCGGTTGTGCCTTTTTCGTTGGTAATGACTATCTGCGAGGCGAGAGTTCCCTCGGCATCCACAGAGGCCACGTCTGGCAGGATCTCTCCCACATTAGGCAACTCGAAGCTGATCATCGGCTGCCCGCTGGTCACCCCTGCAACACCTTCGCTCGGTAGCATCTCCTCCAACACGGCAATGCGCAGCAACATAGCGTCTAACAAATCTTTCAGCCCAATGATCTGCTCCTGCGTATGAGTGTGAGGCTCCCAATCCCTGGCCGATGAAGCCGCCTGCACTGAGACGATCATCGAATTGGGCGCGGGCACCGATGCTGTTCCGAACGACAGAGCCACCGAGTTAGTCCCCTCGATGCGCGCGGTGAAATCTACCCCTTCGGTCAGCGTCTCCCACTCTTGAGTGTTCCGGCGCACCGAGAGATTCGAAAGCGCCGCAGTATTGAGGCCGTGGTCGATAACAAAGTTGCGCGTCTGCCCATCTCCAAAAACCGCTTGATAGGCCTGAGGCCCGGTCACCACCTGCTGAGGAGTGAAGGGCACATAGTCCGGTGGATTCAAGCGCAACCAATCCACGCTGGGCGCTTCGGCCATGTAGGGCATGATCTGCGGGCGCAAGATCGTCAGATTCGTCTGCCAGAGCTTGCGGGTCATGACCCCTTGGGTGGGATCGTTCGGATCGTTGTAGAAGTCGGCCTCGGCCTCGAACGGCACCGTGATGCTTGGTTGGTCTCGCAAGGCGAAAAACATCTCCGCGCGATCAAGGGGCAGCTCGAACGTCCAATCGCCGGGCGGGGCGGAAAAAACAACCACCTCTAGCTCTTCAACATCCGTTCCTGCCAAATCTCCAACGAATTCTATGTGCGCGACATCATTAAAAGGATTAGTCACCTCAACCGAACCCACGCGGCCGGTCGGCAAATTCAGCATGTCATTGATCGCCTGCTGGATCTGGGGCGCACCATCGTCGATGTCCAGCAAGCTGGTCTTCGCATATTGACCATACCTAATCTGGTAAACTCCTCGGAAAAGCCGCGGAATTCTCAACTCCTGTATCTCGTTCCAGAATACAGTGTTAGACGAGTCCGCACCGCCATTGACCAGCGTTCGGATCGTCGGCGGGTCCGGCATCACCTGAGCCGCTGAATCAGAAAAGGCATAAGGAGCGACCACCAAGCGCAGCTCGTAGGACCATTCTCCATCGGTTTGCACACCCGTAAACCGGACAAAACTCACCGGCACCAGCCGGTTGGCATTCACCGACAGCACCTCTTCGGCCCCATCGGTGCGGCGAATCATGACGCCGCCGCCTACATCCATACAAACAAAGGCGCTTTGCTTGCCGGTCAAAGCATTGAGCGCCGCAGCGATGTCCACGGCCCTGGATGCGGGCGAAAGAAAAGTGGTCGTGTTGACCCCCACTTGCGTGGCCCCAAGACCAATCTTGATGCGGTAAACCCCACTAAGTGGACGTTGATCCACCGGCCCGACGCCCACTCGCAGCGCCGCTAAAGCCTGATCCTTTTCCACAAATTGGTTCTCTATGAACTCTAAAAACCTCAGTCCATAGCTCAACGTGCCTCCGGCCACCACCGACGGAAAGGCAAGCGGATCTCCCGACAGTGAACCTACCGCCCGCCCATTAAAAAGGTCGACATAGAACACGTTGGCGCTCACTGAACACCGCGCCGCAGTCAACTTTTGAGGTCAACCCCGAGGTGGGGGCGGCGCGTCCGATGGTTCGGCGAAAAAAAACAGATCGTCGAAGCCCACCACCTCATACGGGAATACCGGCTGCAACGGAGCCAGACCGTCCGGATCAGTGTTTAGATCCCGCAGACGGCGCTCCTTGTTCAGACCATAGCCGTCTGAAAGCATGAGTGAGCTAATGTCGGCCATTTACGCACTCCAGAATTTGCCCAGGTTCTTTTTGCTGTTCATTGCCGTTGTCAGTATGGACTGCGTGATCGACTCGAGCGCGCCAAGCGCCGCCGCTGGCGCGGCCGTAAAGCGCCCCACGAAGAAGGCCAAGAAAGGGTCCAACTGGAGCCGAGGAACAGTGTAGGGGCGATCATTCTTCCAGTTGTAAAACAAGTTCCAGAACAAATTGTGCTTCACGTAAGTCTGCCACCCCGGCCCAGGCTGATCGTCGCCGCCATCCTCCGGGCTGATGAAGTAGACCGTGGCGATAAGCAGATAATCCACCCCATCATCCTCGGTGGCAACAGGCTGCCCGGCGGAAAGGCCAGCCATACTACCGGCCGCGAGGGTCTTTGTCGGCATGACTCCAGCCCTTATCAACGGGTCCATGCCCAACACTCCAATCGTAGAAAGATCAAGAGCGACGTTCGTCTCATAAAGATCGCCCGTGACAAGATTGCCAATGATCAGGGTGTCCAATTTGTAGGTAGGACGCGCCTGCGCCAAATACACTTGCGCCTTCTTCAGCGTGCGGGTTCCGGCACCTGCTCTTTGCGTTTGATCAATGCTAATGCTCAGGTTTGCCGCGTCGAATGACACGCTCTCTCGAAGGTTCACCCCCATCCGCTCGAAAAACTTCTCGTCCGTTTTACTAAGCTCGGTTCCCTCGCCAAGCGCACTCTCTGAAATCGGAATCAATGGATTGTCCAATAAGGTCACCGCAGGGGTTTCGATATTGCCCTCCTTGTCTTTCTTCGCACGCTGCCATACAGGCGCCACGCCATTGACAAAGCCGGGCTTTACTTGAACGGCCCAACCCCCGCCCTCATGCGTCACCGTCGTTTTCCACGGATGATCAAACTGCGAGGAGTCTGTTTGCTGTCCATACCACGTTTCCACCTTGCGGAAACGGCGACCAACCGTTCGTTTGTAGACGAGTTTCATGCCACGTGAAAGTAGTGACGGAAGCCCGTGCCGCGCGTTCCAAACTGATCCCGGAGGCGAGCAGTGCTGTGTCGATAACTGAAATAGGCAATCTGGTAAATACTCGGTATACCTCGTGTCGTATCTATCATCGCCAACGGCGCATAACCGAATTCCGCGTTCCCGCCCATATCGCCCCCCTTAGCACTGTCATAGAGACTGACAGAAAGATTTTCCGGTGATACGTCCTCTTGCGTTTTGGCCGTCATGCGTCCCGTCTCGGTATCAATCTGCACCTTCAAGCACAGCCAGGACTCACCGGCAGGCAGCTGCATATCGAGAGTGGTTTGCGAAATAACAGCGCCATCCGGGCCGACGGGCTCCAACCCATTGACATAGCCCTTCGTCATTCCTCCTTTCAGCGAGCCTTGATCCACGCTGGCATCAGACAAAGAAAAAGCCCCGCGAAAAATAGAGCCTCCCGCGGAACCATAGACAGTAGCGCGGCGGCGGCGCCCCCTGCCCACCACTCGCATGTATAAATTCGCACCGGCATGCACGTGGGCCGAAGCGACCGGTATTAGTAGTGGAATGATCATGTGCCTTTATAGAGCATTTCCGACCAGCCATCCGAAGAGAACAGCCACTCTTCGACCACTTCCTTTGACCCCCCGAAGTTGCGCGAATTAGCACCACTTTTTAGCCAAGAATTTTTTCCTCCACCCATATCCCACGGTGGGGTGTCGATAAACCCCAACTTATCAGTCTCGGGATTGCCCCCGAAAGTGCGCAATTTCAGCATCGCGCGCGGGGCGAAGTAACTCGTGACGCCGTAGAGAGGATTCAGAGTGATAGAATTGCCCTCTGCGTCGACGCCTTCGCGGGTGCCCTTACCGCTTGGGTCTTCCAAGGGAAAATTCAGCTGGCCATCCTGTATCGTTCCGCCGTGCGCTTTCATCAACGAGTCTATCTTGGGGTGCATGGTCAGCGGAACCTGATCGGCCCAAATATCCAGCGTCATCGAAGTGCGCCTAACGTCGTAGTCGGGCGAGCCACCGCCACCGCCGCCGCCACCACCGCCATCAGAAACGCCGCCCATGTAAGTCCAGCGAATCGTTCCGAATCCGCCATCCATCGGATCGTTGGTCTCAAAACCGACATACTTTACACCGCTTACCGGGCATGTCGGCGCACCGATGTTTGGATTGGTTCCGAGATAGTAACCCACCATCGTGACCGTCATCCCGCCGGGAAATTTCCATTCGATCGTCTCCAATCGCGGCGCAGGAAGCGTGCCTACCAATCTTGTTGCACTCATTAGTATTCGTAAATGGCTGGCTCCCAGCCTCCGGGCCCACTCAGCATCCAAGTTTTGCGCACGATGAAGGATGTGCCTACCTGCTGTGCTGAAGCGCCTACGTAAAGCCAGTTGCGCGTGCTATCGCCGCCCTTGGCCGCAGAACGAGCACCGGGCGGATTGCCGATTTTTCCCACATTGTTAAAGAGCGTACTCAGCTGCCCCTTGTTCATTGGCTCCTCGATGATAAAGGTTGCGGCAACGTCATAAAAATCATTGACCCCGTAGAGAGGATTCAAATTGCTTATTTTAGCTCCGTCTTTGCTTAGGCCACGCCGCCCGCTCGCCTGATTGGGATCCTCCGCTTCCCAGATAACCTCGCCGCCGCTCACCCGTCCATATTTGGCACCAGTGATCGGATTGCGATAACCTATCCACTTGCCAAAGTCTTTGTGCATGGTTATGGGGGATTTATTCAATGACCCCTCGTACATAGAAACGTCACCCGTTGGCTGGTAAGTTGCCCAAGAATCCGGATCGACCGCCTCGTATTTCCACACATAGTCGGCCACACCTATATCAAAGCGCGCGCTGGCCGAAGTGAGTTGCATGCCCGATGGCCCGCGCGGCGCAGGCACCAAATCCACCGGAGGGCCACCGCCTTGCCAATAAAAACGCGCGCGGATGATCTGAAAACGACGCCCCTGCGAAATGCCATAGTCGACCACACGAGACAGCTCACTATTGCTGCTTAATCCGCCTAAAGTCATCATACGCTTCTAATCGCTTAGTGCCGCGGCTTGTCCGCGCGCCCACTGCGCCATTTCGTTGTTTAAGTTGTAAATTCGGTCCATCGCCTGTCGCTGTTGCTCGGCAATTTCTTGCAGCTTTTTGATCTCGCTGGCCGTGTCCTGCACCAGACCGCCCCACCCTGCGCTGCCACCGACCGAAGCCATCTCCGACATGCGCGGCTGCTTCATCTCGTTAATGTTCGACATCGCACGCTCCATGTCTACTTGATAGCCCGCCAGTTCTTTGGCGTTGGCAGCGTTCTCCTCGGGCGAAAGATTGGGGTTGCTCATCGTCTTCCCGATTTCACGCGCCCGATCTTCTTTGAGAGCTTCATCTTCCAGTCGATCGGCGGCTTCTTTGGCACCCCGCCGATCCGTGCCGAAGTTTTCCTGCACCCGCAAGGCTTGGATCTGAGCCTGCCGATTCATGTCCGATACAACCTTGGCCTGACTTTCCTGTGCTGCCACCTGCTCGGCTTGAATCTCGTCTGCACTTCGGCCACCCCCGCCCACCGCCGCCAACTGCACCTCCGCCGCGCGGACGGCGGCTTGGGCTTGTTGCGCCTGCTCCTGGTTGCCCGGCGCCACATTCGCCGCCGCTTCCTTTGCCGCCTCCAACTCCTTCAAGGCATCTGCCCTAAAGTTCAAACGCCATTCTTGATTGGCCTTGGATTGCAGATCAATAAGCGCCGCATCCAAAGCTTCCACATCTTCCAAGCCCGTCATCTCAAGGGCTACTTCCACAATGCGCTGTTCATCCTCCGTCGCGGTCCCTGCCAGCACCTTGTCGACCTTGGGCCGAAGCTCGTTTTGAATTACCTCCGGATCCTCTGTCTTCAAATTCAACCCGCGTGCCGCGGTCGATGTGGCCTCTTGAGCTTGTTCCAAATCACGCTGCGCTTCATTGGCCGTTAGGTTCGGCTGCTCCTCCAAATAGTCCTCGGCTCGGACTTCGGCGTTTTTCACCCGCTCCTGCGCCTCGTCAAACGCCGCCGCATTACCCTCCTTCACCGGCGCCGCCGCCACTTTTTGCGCCTGTTCCAAAGCCTGTGCCGCCTTGAGCTGCGCCTGCAATTCTTCCTGCGCCACTTGGGCGCCGGTTTTTTTCAGCTGCATGATCATCGTTTCGTTGCGGAGTCTTTGCATGGAGAACTGCGCTTCCGCTTCGGCCACCGCTTGCCCTTGCAAGAGCTTGGCATTGGATTCATCGGCTTGTATGGCGCGCGGCACATTGGCTTTTTCCATGCCTTCATCGCGGCGGAACTCCAACTGCTGGATGGACGCCCCGCTCAACTGCTCTGCCCCGCCAATCGAAGTTGTCAGCTCGGACACCGCCCGGAGTAGCGCCTCCGCGGCGGCCTTCTGATCTCTTGTTGGGCCGCCATCCTCTTCGGAGGTTGGATTAGCGAGCACTTCAGTCGCTTGGCGCGAAGCATCATTGAGCAACTGCCGCTGCGCGATTTGCGCATTGGTCTGTGTCACCCCGAAATCATTGCTCGGCGCCGTGGCCTCGACTTCCTGCAACTGCGAAAACGCTGTCCGCAAAGATCCCTCTTGCGCGGCCTGCGCTGCACGGGTCCGCTGCTCTTCCAGTGCACGCTTTTCTCCCTCCATTGTGGCCACCTCTTCGCGGCTAAAAGACGGCGTCCCTGCTGCTACCGGACCACCAACAAATTGCTGACCATCTGGATTCTGTCTAGCAAGGGCCAAAGATGCTTCTTTTTCTCGAATCGCAGCGTCCAATCGCTTCTCTTCATCCGAGGAGCCCACAGCGGGTAATTTTGTATCAACCTCGGCAATCGCCCGATTGCCCTTGCTGATCTGCCCGCTGGCCACTTTGGCATCTTCCCGCCGCTGCGCGCTTTCATTCTTGATCGACTGCAGCGCTTCTTTGCTCCCAGCCCCCATTTGCGCGGCAGCCAACCGCGCATCCTCGGCAATCTCACGCTCCAGCTTTGCCCTCTCCCTTGCCTCTTCCGTGCGCTTGGCGTCCAAAGCCAAGGCGGCTTGGTTGATGGAGAGAATCTGCTGCGCAAAGCCTTGAATTTGATCTAAGCCTCCTTGCGCCTGATCCACCCCTTGTTGCGCCAGTCCCACAAGCTCATCGCGCCCAAAACCCGGACCTGCATTTTGGGCCTCGGTCAATCGGCCCTTGGCATCATCCAGATTCTTTTGCGCATTGGCCACCGCCTCGTTGGCCGCGTTCTTCGCCGCATCCAAATCCTCCGGCGTCTGCACCCCGCGCGCTTGGCCAGCCAAAGACCCCGCCACGGCGCCAGATTCAGAACGGGAACGCTGCAGCTCCTTGTTAAGTTCCGATACCTTCTGCCTGGCTTCGATCGCCTTGAAAGCCAATAGCGCCAGACCAGTGCCTACAATCGTCAATGCCCCGCTCACACCGGTCATTAGTGACGCCCACGCGCGGGTTGTGCCAATCAGCCCCGCCATCGCCGCTTGCGCAACGCGCGTTTGCATAACAAAGCCAATGATCGCCTTAGATGCCGTCAGCAACGAGGCGGCCAAAAGCGTGAGCACAGCGACCGACACCGCACCCAGCCCCTTGAAAACAGCTTGCACAGCGCCCAACTGCGCCACCGAAGCAAAGAAATTGGCAACCGCCTCCTTGGCGCCCTGCACCCCCGCCATGATGCTGGCCCATGGACCGGAGGCCGCTTCTTGCACCGCGCTGGTGAATTTCTGAAAAGAGGCGGCAGCCCTTAGTCCAGCCTTCTCACCTTCTTCAAACATCTTGCCGATTTCGGCATCACTGGCCGTCTGCTGATTAGCCAACTGCTGCTGCAACCCCGCAATGGTGTTGGACAACTCCTGCGCCGCGCCTTTGGCCTTTTGCGTATCCGCCTCCAGCAAGCGCATCGCTTCGCTGGCCGGTGCTCCGGATTGGGCCAGATCGGCAATCTTGCGCGCCGTCTGACCAGAAATCGCTCCCATTTCCACCAGCTGATTAGCTGCCGCAGCAACCCCGTCGCCCCCGCTCTTCAATGCCCCCGCCAACCCACCCATCGCCGCCGCCACCGCATCGACCGGTGCACCAGTCGCCGCTGCCACATCCTGCACCTGCTTCAAAGCAGCAGTGGAATCAAAGGCTCCCTTGGAGAGCACCTGCAAGTTCAGTGCCGCTTTGCCCAAGGCTTCGAAGGCAAAGGGGGAGCGCGCCGCCTCAGCGGTTAATTCTGCCACCTTCTTGCGCGCCGCATCGGCGCTGCCCATGATGGTTTTGAACAGCGAGGTCAGGCGATTCGCCTCGCCACTGGCCTGCAATGCCGCCTGCATTTTCTCCGCATTGAGTGCGGCCCCACCCATGGCCTTGACAAAAGCCAGCGCACCCGCGCCCAACGCGGCCATCGGGCCTACAGTCTCGTTGAGGATGGTCTTGAGGGTCTTGGCGGCGTTGGCCATGCCGCTGGGTGGTGGATTGACCGCCATAACAGGGTAAATCCAGTCAACGCGCGCCCTGTGTCACCAGCCGGTCAAGCGTTGCCTCCCAATACCTGGCTTCAGCATGTGCCAAAGCCTCGGCGTGGCCCTTGTCTTCGTCGCGCGCAATCTCCAAGGCCATATTGGCAATCTTTTCTTTGCGGTGCTTGATCACGTGTTCCATGCGTTGATCGTCCAGCGGTGTCCACAGATTGACCTTGGCTCCCTCGACTTTGGCCATGGCCACATTGAGCCAGACCAGCTCGCCCACCGGCATATTCCACGCCAAAGATGGCGGGTGCCCGTGCCGACAGAGCAAGGCAATTTGTTCCATCGCATCATCGAGATCGCGGTCCAACTGCCGCTCTCCGGAAAATGTCTCACACTCCTTGATTTTGCCCCTGATTTGCTGCTGTTCTTCACCCTGCAGGAAAGGCAATAGGCGCCTGTAGGCATCGCCCAGTTTTCGGTAGGTGCTTCCGATCCCCTCCCATGTTTTTGGGGGAGCATTGTATTCCCGCAGGTATTCCGCGAATTTCTGCAACTCTTTCTGCAGCGAGTAGCGGCCGAAGCGCACCCACCAGAACAAGTGCCACCACGAGCTGTAACGTGTCTTCAGCGCTGGCCGGTTCGGATATTGCGTGCAGCAGACTTTGGCTGCCAGCCACACATCCCACAGCGTCGCGCCGCCCAAGAGAACGCGCGAATTCCAGCGCTCCAGCTGCAGCTTATGCCAGAAAGAGAACGGCTGCAGGCGATACCCAAGAACTCGGTGCCCTCCGTCGTGGAAAAGGCTTTCCGCTAAACGCTCATCAACAACGTATTGGTGATCCACCCCACGTCCTTACGAGGGCAAACCACGGCCGTCAGCTGTGAATCGGCTGAAGTCCTCGTTTGACCTTTCGATGGTTACATTGGTCACCTTGCCACCCGCACCGGCCACGGAGATCGCGTCCCCTAAATTGGGACCACCCGCCTCCGTGCTGTAGCCCGTCACGCTGAGGGATATGCTTTCCTTGCCAAGCAGCGCCGCAACAACTTCACCATTTTGGTCTTTGGCGCGGGCGATGGTTCCAAAAGACTTCTCGGCAAAAGCCGAAGTTGGGTGGGTAATCCCATTGCAGCTTGCGTTTACCCCAGTGGTCGAAGACCCAAGTTTCATTAGTGCCATAGTGCTACCTCCTTAGAAGCTAAACTGCAGTGTCTCGGTCGACTGCTTGGCCGCATCTTCGTTGGAAAATTCAACGCGCGTGCGGATAGTGGCATTGGATCCAGCGGACAGGTCCTCCAGCGCATTGCCCAGCGTGGTTGTCGTGGTGCTGGTTTCGGGCCCGGAATAAATGACATCTTGCAAAATTCCGCCCTCGCCCGTCACCTCCACCTCGGAGGAATACCGCTTGTTGATCGTCTCGCGGATGCCGTCGCTTAAGAAATCAAGACTCTCGCCGATTCTTTGAAGTGCCTGTGCCATAATACGTGCGCTTCATGTCAACCGGCGCCGAAAATACAACGCGTCCTTCCCGCCCCACCGCTCCGCCGGACTATACAGCTTAAAACCTGCCCGAATCAGGCTGTTCGCACTGGCCAGATTGCCCGCCACCACATACGTCACCACCTCCTTCAGCCCCAACCGCCGCGCCATCCGCACCCGCGCATGAACCAGCCGCCGTTGCCGACCCTGCCCACGCTGACCTGCCACTACCCCAGCCCGCGACAAATACCCCAGACCCCGATTGTAATCCGCTCCACAAACCTTCATGCCCGCAAAGGCCACCGGCTTGCCCTTCTCCTCATCAATCCACCAATACGCACCCTCCGGTTTCACCCGCCAATCCCCCGGAAAACATTGTGCATCCAGCTCCACAATCAGATCATGCACCCAAGCGGCGCACTCCTCCGGCGTTGCTACCAATCGCAGGCCCATGCGGGCCGCGTCCTGTCAAGCCAGCCGGATGTCCTTCTTGCGAAACGCCGACATGCTGCACTCCTTACGCCCCGTGCTCTCCCACTCAATCACCATCCGGTCGCCCTTGACCGACACGATCTTGCCTTTGGTCCCCCGCTTGCGCGACACCACCGGCATCCCCGCTTTAGGCTCCATCGCCTTTGGCGCCACCTTCGGCGCGTTCGCTGCCATCTGGCTCACCTTCCGGTAGCCCGTGCGGCGAACAAAGCGCCCGTCCGACCACACCTTGAAATCCCGGAACTCGATGGTTCCCGCCTTGATCCCAGGATTCAGCACCTCGCGCACCCGCTCCGGCGAGCATTCCACCTGCTCCGCGATTTCCTCCCGCGTGCTCCAACCCTTCGGCCAGGCATAAGCCGAAACATTCATCCGGTTTACTTCGGCTTTCCAGTTCATGCTAAAACAATCGGCGCCGTGATCGTGCGCCCTCTCTTCGAGTCGAAGAGAAAATATGTCTGCTGCGGCGGTTCATAGGACGCCTTGATGCTGATCGCATACGCATTGTAGCCGATCAGCGACCCATTGCTCACCCACTTCGGATTCTGCTGTTGCGTGTGCCAGTGCCCGAAACAATCCAGATCCGCCACCCGCGCCTTGTTCCACGAGGCAATCGCCTTCTCCGTCGGGATGGTCAACCCGCCGATCCCGCCCTGATACTTCAACCCGTCCCCGTGGTGAAATCGCAGCGTCTTGCCGAAAAGATCCACGTAATTGAAATACGAATCCGACACCTGCCACTCCACCCCGTCCTGCACGCGCTGCGACATCACCTTGTAGAGCAACCACTCGTAGCTGTTGCGAAACCCCGTGGCATGCCTCGGCTTTTTCGTTGTTCGCCCATGGTTGCCGTAGCAACACGGAATCAAGACCCGCGCAAAATTCTGCCGCAATGAGGCAATCCCCCGCGACACCCGCTCCATCACCCACAAAATTGTCTCCGTCGGACTCAGCGCATTTGTCTCCGCCAGTTCCTCGTGGATATACCCACTCATCAAATCGCCACCCAAAAAAAGCACGCATGTGTCGATCTCCGCGCCGTTTCGCTCGATCTCCGTCAGCCGCACCACACTGTTGAAAAACTTCTCGATCCGGGCCTCCGCCACGCGCAGGTCGAAATGATTCAGCCCATTGGTCGAATCCGCCGTCACTTGCTCTTCCACGTGCCAATCACTCGCCAAAGCCACCGCCACCGCCTCGCACTTCGCCGTCTTCTTCACCGCCAACGGCTTCTGCGAGGGCTTCGCCGCATTCAACGCATCGACCACCCCCAGCTGCTCCTCCAATTCCTTGATCCGCTCCAGCCCGGCCGTAATCTGCCGCTTGTAATCCGACACCACACTGCGATGCGCGTGCTCCGCGCTCTCCCGCGCAATCGTTCCCCAGTTCTCCTTGGGCATGACCCTCTTACAGTGTCAACCCCCCGCGCCCCCCTGACATAAAGAAGTTCCCAGATAAAGCGCACAGCACTTTGACATCTGAACTTTCCACTCTGAAATGCGCGGCGCGAGCCGTGCCTTACATCCTCTCTACGCCGAAAGAAACCCGCAGCACGTCGGCTTGGCTTCGATCCTTGCGCAGCACGCTAGTCCCGCGCATCACCGAAAAACTTGGCCAAGTGCACATCTCCGGTGATCCCGCCTCACGCATATCCTCAACCACATCCGCCGTCCCGAAATACAGGCCGAGCGTCCGAATACGATCTTTGCTCGCTTGCACTTCATTTGCATCGTCCAGCTGCGCCACGCTCATCACATCAATCTCGACAAAACCGGCGCGTGCATTGGGCATAATAAAACTTTCCTCCTCTGCCCGCACCACGACAAAGGATCCCGGCCGGTCCCCCGTTGTCCGCCCCGCTAGGACAGGAACCCCCAACTCCGGCTCCAGCGGCTTCAAAGCCCCCACCACCATCGCCTCGATCTCGTAAAGCGCGCTCATTCCTACCACCCCGCGCTGCTGTCAGCCCTAGATCCCAAATTCAAAGTCACTGTCGCCCCCTGCCATGTCAGTCCCGTGATCCGGTAAGTCACCGCCTTCCACTCCACCAACCATCCGTCCCTCACCTCGGCGCCGCCGAAACCCAACCCGATCGCCTCCTCCTTCAACGGCTCCGCCTCGCACTCCAGGACAAAATTCACCTCCTCCACCCGACCACCCATGCGGTAATCCCCGCCGATGTCGCGCGGCATCTCGATCGCCCGCACCTCGCGCGAGTGTGCCTCTTGGCCCGCTTTCCATACCCGCGCCTTCGCTGCACTCAAAATGGCAAACGCCGCCTCATCCGCCGCCGCCATCGCCTCATCGAACATATCGCCCACCCCTCGTCAACTTCTCAATCTCAAAACAAAACCCCCGGCAGCTTTCGCCACCGGGGGTCCGTATGCAGGAGGATTGGAAATCCTTAGGCTGTGTAGCCGGTCTTGATCAAAGTGCCTGCGCACTCGTTGACCACATGCTCGTCGTTGTTCTGGCGAACTCGGACCACATTGCTGCGGCGGGGTTCGTCACGATAGCTTTCGACGACATACATGAACTCGGCGTCTTCTTGCCAGTAGAAGATACGGCCGGCGCCGCCCATCTCCGGAGCACCCGCTTGCACGTTGCCCAGCCAGATGTAATCGTCGCCCCAGAGGTAGGACAACTTGTTGTCCGCCACTGCGGTGTTCTTCGCCGCCGTGCTCTCCGTCGCTTCCGCGATGAAAAGCTGGGTGATCGGAGCGCTGTCTTGGAAGATCGACAGGAAGATGTCCTTGGTCACGATCTTGCCGCCGCTGTCTCCACCGAAGATGTATTCGCGGAGCTTGGTGCTGCGACGAACACGCTTCCAAATGTTACGGCTCATCACGATGGTGTTCACCGACTCCTGGCGCTTGTGCACGCGGGCGATGGCTTCCTCGATGTCCGTAGCAACGTCGAGCGTGGCCACATTGGATTCGGTGTAGGCCACGGCAGCGTCAGCCTTGCCCCAGATCGACTCGTTCATGACCTTGGCCGCCACACGCTTCTCTTGCGCGCGGAGGATGTTGGCCAGCAACAAGCGGGTCGAAACGCTTTCCGCGTCGAAGAAACGCTGCAGATCGGCCTGAGTGCTGTCATCGACAACTTCGGTCAAACCGCGGTCTTGGCAGGCAAACGAAGCCTTTGAATAGGTGCGATCGACTTCTTTGTAAGCCGTGCGCGGTGCGCGCAGCGTGATGTCGCTCGAGGTCGTGGCAAGGATATTGCCGCTGCCCTTGAGGATCTTGCGATACTCGCCCGTGTTGGTCGACACGCCGAAGGGCGTGAAAATTTTGTCAGCGATGAAAAACTTCTCAGCTTCCAAAGCCTCTTGCACCACCGTTTGGAGTTCGGGGCGAATTACTGCGTCTGTGTTTGTATACATAGTAGTCTCCTCCTTCGATTAGAGCGGGTACACCTCGATGACATCGCCATCCGCTGCGGCCGAACCCAGCGCGATGCCGAAGTTCGAACCAGCGCCGTCGGTGGTCACTTTGCCGTTAGCCGCACGCTTCACCACGGCGCCGATGGCCACTGCGCCACCCGCCACCACATCGAAGCTGCCGCCGCCATTGGTCAGATTGACTTTGACGACCTGCGTTCCGTTGTTTGTCGAGTAGTCGGTCACACCGATTTCGATATCGGATGCCCCGGCCACTTCCAGTTTGCGGCTGCTGTTGAGTTTCACGCGGATGTCAGCCGCGATCCCAGACGAACTCGCCGCCACGAAGCTGTCTGCATTGTCTCTGATGTTTGCCATAATCTTGTTTCTCCTTGGGTTTAGGCGTCAGCGAGTTTCACGATGCCGCGAGCGGCGTTGTGCTCGGCGTAAGCGCGCGGGTTGTCCTTCATCGCAAAACGGATCGCGTTCGCACGGGCCACCGTCTTGCTCTCCCCCTTTCCCTCCAGCTCGGTCGCTTTCGCGCTAACCAGCCGGTCAAATTCAGTCACCTTCTCGTCGCCTTCCGGCGCGTTGAACATGCGCAGGCTCTCCGTCCCCGGAGTTGCCGCCTTGATGCCCTGCAGGCGGATCGTGCGCTGCAAAGCGTCATTCTGCGCGGTCAGCGCGGTCATCTTCGCTTCGAGAACGTCGAAAGCGTGCATGACCTCGGCCTTCTCCGCGTCCTCGGCTTTCTGACCGAGTTGGCTTTCCAGTTCGACCACGCGCTTGCGCAGTTCGCTGAAAGCACCCTCGCCGCTCGCGGCACCGGCCGGAACAGCAGCAGCCTCACCGGCTTCACCAGCTTCTTGACCTTCGCCTTCGACGGCGCCTTCACCGGCTTCCGCTTCGACCGCCGCATTGTAAGCTTCGATCGCCTCGTTGACCTCATCGCGGGTGATGCCCTGTTCGGCCAATTCCGCATCGTTCATCGCAGCAAGCTCTTGCAGCTCCTCGGCGGTGATCGGGGTGTTAGCCTCGATCAAAGCATCGATCTCGGCCTGACGATTGGAGACATCGGTAACGGCCTCCTTGAGTTCATTCAGCGCGGCGAGCACATCGGTGATCGTCGGCTCCTGCTGGTTCTGCTGGTTCTTATCCATAGAATTTTCATCGCGCGGTGTGTCAACCACCCGCCCATCCGAAAACAAACCCGCCGGATTCGCCGCTGGCATCGCCACGCAATCCACGGCCAAAAGCTCTTCGCACCGCGCCGCCTTCTTCCCGGTCGGCAGCTTCTCGCCCTCCGGAGGACCGGCAAACGCCGCCGAAAGCCCGAAACAATCCGGCATCCTCACCGCGCGCTCCATCAGCGCATCGAATTCCTCGTGGCTCTTGAGCAAATGCCAATCCGCCACCACCTTGTCGCCCTCGCGACGGAATCCCTCCAAGTATCCGCAAATCGACTGCAAAGCCTGCGGATCTTTGTGGTTGAGTTTGACCTGCACCCTCCCCTTGGAGTTCCCGCAAGTGACGATCTGCTCCAGCGTCCGGTCATCCACCTCCAGGTCATGACCGCGCGCGGTCACCCCGCCGGTGATCACCGCTGCGCCACGAATGATCCCTGCCTCACGATCCACGCGGCCCGAAATGCCGCCCGCCGCAAATGAAAAAACTGCCGAGTTGTCCATACAACCTCGGCACGGTTGTCAAAGTCAGCTTTAGGCGAAGAGCTTCATGAACCAACGAATCACGCTGAAGCGAGCCGTGACTCGCCTCGGAGTGATTCGCTGGACAAAGCCAACCGCGCCGTAAGGCCCGTAACACAAGCCAAACTCGGTGCTTCTATCCATAGTCCTCCTTTCATTAGGGGTTTTTCTCCTGATGCCGCAGCCGGTCCTCGTGATCACTCACCGTCAGAGTCATCGCCTGCACCGCCGCATCCATCTTCGCCGCCCACCAGACCGTTGCGGCCAACTGAATGACCACCGCGACAAGGATCGAATTGAACGTCGCCTTGAGAAACTTCGTCGTCTGATCCCGCTCCCTCAAAGTGACACGGATCTCGTGCGTCTCCCTTTGTAGATGATCCAAAGTCTCAGAGATCCGCGACAGCGCCGTGCTGTGGCGCTCCAGTTCCTTGTCGTGGTGATCAATCCGGTGTCCGTGGTGGTCATCGCTATTCATGGTCAAACTACATCATTGGTTGCTCTTGCGGGCGCCCCATCATCGCCTTCATCCGCTGCACCAGACTCCGGCGCCGCATCATCTTCTCCTGCTCCACATTCCCGTAAGCCGCGTTCATGGAATTAGGATCCACCCCCGCCGTCTCATTTCCGACATACTGCCCCATGTCGTTGCGCGGACGCGGATCGACAAACTCGATCATGCCGGGACGAACACTAAATTCAGACGGCAGACTGTCCTGCACGTTCAATGACAGCCTGCGCCGCAGAGCGAAAGTCGTCGGCCGAGCTTTTGTGCGAGTAAACATGCTTGCCACCTTTCCGGCGCGAAGCATGGCGGGCAACGCCGCGGCAAGAAATGGCAGCCCAAACTCGATCATGCCGGGTGTCAGCGACTCAAACCGTTTGCCCCGACTTTCCTTGATCGTCTTCGCCGCCCAATCGCGATTGTAGCGCATCGCTCCCGTGGCCTGACCCAGCCCCTCGTCCTCGCCCCAATACTTCTTTGTCGCGCGCTGCACATTCTTCGGATTCTTCCGCAAGGAGGGAATCATCGTGCCCGACACGCCGATCTGATGGATCGACACAGGCTCCCCCGCATTGCCGATGCCCTTAGCCAACGCTTTCTTCAAAGCCGGAATCGCACGATCCCCGCGCATGAACTCGATCATGCCGGGATTCAGCGCCGACATCCCGCAAGAGCAACTGCCCTTGCTATACGGCTTCCTCCCTGGCACCGGCTTGCAACCTTTCCAGCACCGCCCTTTTTTCTTCGCAGTCATTAGAATTTGCCTTTGCCAAAGACCGCACGAAAGACCGCCCTTTGAAATTCCGGAGTGATCTTCGCCGCTTTTTTGCCTGCTTTCTCTGCGTTCTGGTTCTTCAAATGCAGAGCCTTGTAGTCGTTTAATTTCCGAGCGTCGGCCTTTTGAACCATCGCCAACTCAACAACCCGCGCTTTGATTTCCTGCGAGAACTTCAGTTTCCCGCCCGTGGCTACCGCAAGCCCCTTGCCCAGCGCCTTGCGGAAACGCCCGAAAAGTCCGGTGGTTCCAGCCTTGTTGCCAATCGCGCCCGGCTTGGTCGCGCGCCACGAACGCTGACCGGAAAGGAAACCATCGTTACCAGCGTCAATCGCCCTGCCACCTATCGCGCGTCCCGACTCCATCAAGTCACGCCCCGCGCTGCGATAAGCCGACCCGCGCACTGCCATACCGCTGCCGCCACCGCCGTAGCGATTCATGATTGCGCGATCCGCGACCAATCCGCCACCGACCGCACCGGCAGTCGCCGCTGCGCCACCCACCGTTTTGAAATCGCCCACCGAGTTCGCCTCGGTGCCGTCCTCGCGATACCACTTGCCATCCGGCCCGCGCATCACGGCAAAAAGCTTCGCATCCACCTTGGCCTCCAAAGCCACCAGTTTGCTCTTGATCTCGTTCATAAATGTTTTGGTTCAGTCAATTCTACTTCTTGGGATCTGGGGCCAGATAATCCGGCAGCCAGTGGCCCTTCTTGAAAGTCATCTTCTTCGGCGTCACAACTTGCAGCTTCGGCTTCCAGATTTTGCGCCCCACCAGCACGCCACCCGCCGTCCCCGCAATCGTTCCGGCCAAGGCCAACCCGCCCAAAATCTTGCGCTCCCCTTCCTTCTTCTCATACCACTCCGCCGGTCGCCGGTTGCGCTTTTTGGCCGTGGGAGAAAAAACACGCGCACTGTTGCCGCGCGCATCGCGCAAGTCCCAGCCCTGCGTGCCGTAGTAGTCCTGATACATATCGAACGTCCGCACGGAGTTCTTCAGTCGGGCCGATAGACCCATGATCTTGCCCAAACGGTCCTCCGCCGTAGCCCGCAGATTTTGCGCGCGGGCAATCGTGGCATCCGTGCCGCGACGGAACGACTTGGCCCAATTCGGAGCGGAACGGAGCCCGCCTTTGCGATAGACCACGCCAGCACCCAACAAAGCCGCTGCCCCCGCTGCCGTCTGCAGCTTGTTCTGGAACCAACTCTTCTCCCACTCGCGCTTCTTGGTTTTCTTACCCTGCGACACTTCCGAGACATCGCGCACCAACCCCATGCCGCGCTTGCGCGTCCGGTTGTATTCCTCCGCCTTGCGACGAGCCGCACTGATGAATGCCCCCGTGGTGATCGGTGCCGCCTCGACGCGCCCAGTCACCGGATTCTTCCGCGTCAGCGAACGCCCCTGCACGTAATCATAGAACCCCGCCGCGCGACCCGTCTCCTCGTCGCGCGCATAGATGGCGAACTGATGCACCGCACCCTTGCGGGCAAATTTGTATTTCGTCCGCAACATGGCCAAGGTCGCCCTCATCGCCTTACGCTCGCCGCGACTGTGCACCATCTTCATTTTGCTCCCCGCGCGGTAGCGACTCTTGATCTCCGACTCATACCGCTTGCCAATGGCCATCGCCTTGTTCGTCGCCTGATTCCTCTCCAGCGTATCCGGCTGCATGGATTTACGGATCGGCAACGGCTCGCGCTCGATCGAACCCTTCGGACCAAACCGCGCGTTGTTCACCTTGCCGCCCACCGACATGGAAGCACGGCGCTCGGCCCGCAACTGCTGGCCCAGCTTCATCCGCGCCTCTTCCGTCTGCATCGCCTTGGCCGACTTCCGCAAAGACCGCCAGCCTGCATAGCCGACCCCGGCCACCGGAGTCGCCACCGCGCCGGTGACAAGCAACTGCTGCTTCAGCCGCTCGCGCTCATCATAGACCGGATTCATCGGTGCCATCGGCGCCATGGTCTGAAATTCATACCGCGCCTCAAAAGGCAGCACCTTCATCAGCGACCGCAACTTCTGCGCCATCGCACCACGCGCGTTTTCCTTCTTGAGAACTTCTTTGATCGCCGGAGTCATCTTCATGCTCCGCATCTCCGCCGTGGAGCCAGGTCGATAAGTTTTGTCGTTCATCTCGATAAGTTCCTCCTTGGCCGAACAATTCCACCGCTTGAGCGCAGCACCTTTCGGCGTCAGCTTGCCATCCTTGCTCGTCGGCCCCTGCATCCCGCCCATACGCGCACAGAAAGATGCACGGCGCTTGGCCGCTTTGCTTCCCGGCTTGAGCTTGCTCGGATCTTTGGTCACCGGCCTTTTCAGATTGCTCCCGTGCTCGCGGTTGTATTTCGCGCGGAAGCTGTCATTCAGCCCGCCGCTTTTGGCGTGCCGCTTCTTGTTGTATCCGTGAAACGGTTTCTCCAACTCCACGAGCTGACCGGAAGCATCGAAGGCCCGCAATTTGCGGAACGTCGGGAACGTGGTCAGTTGCCGCTTGATCCAGCGCGAAGCCCGCGTAATCCGCGCACCCGCCACCCGCGCCCCGCGAGTCGCCTTGCGCGCATCGCCTGCCACCGCACCCACCTGATTCATCGCCTTGCCCGCGCGCCAACCGGCATAGCCAACCCCCGCGCCAACTCCGGCTCCCGCCGCCAAAACCCCCGATCCCGAAAGAACGTCCTTTGCCGCCTCGCTGCGAGATTCACGCCGCAGATCCCGCCAATCCTTCGACATCTCGAATTTGAAATCTTTGATCCGGCTCGAAAGCCCGTGCATCCGCTTCAGATCCTTGCGGATATTGCGGATGCTATCCACTTGCTGGCCCTCATCCGCGCCGGTTGCCGCGCCATAGGCGCCACCCGCCACCCCGCCAAGCGCCGCCGCTTTGATCGGCCCCGCCTTCTTGATCCACTGGGCCGGGCGCCATTCTTTGGCCAATTTTCCAACCTGTTTACGCACCACCGGAACCCGCCGCGCCACAAGGCCACCGGCTACTCCCAGCGTCCCGCCGACAATGGCGCCGCCCACCGCCGCGCGTTTGGTAAAAGCCGCCCCTTCCTTTTTGTCAGGATCGCCCAAAATCGCACTGCCGAGCAAAGATCCGCCGCCAACAATCGCCCCACCCGCCGCCGCGCCACCCGCCGCCGTCCGCAATGCCGTCTTCACTCCGACCCCGCGACGAAGCAAAGGCAAAATCCCCAAAGCCGCGCCGGAAGCCGCACCCGACAACCCCGCCATCACATACGGATTCATCTGCCGCTTCTCTTTTTTGGAAAACTCGAAACGGGCATCCGACATCTTGAGGAGCTTCTTCCGCAAAATCCGGTAAGCACCATAGCCCGCCGCGCCCGCGCCGATCACCGCCGGTGCCGCCTCGGAACGAGCCGCCCAAGGCTGCCGCGCTCCGTAAACATCGCGCCCCGTCTTGTGCGTGACCGCCCGAACGCCGATCACACTACCCGCACCGGCCAAAGCACCCGCCGCCAAACGTGCCTTCAGCGGCAAACGGCCACGGCCCAAGACTGCCCCTGCTGCCGTGCCCGCGATTCCCGCACGCAAAATGTTGGAATCCCGCTTGGCAATATCCTTCTGCCGGTTCTCGATCACATAGCGGTCATGGGCAATTTGGCCGGTCAAAGGAATGCCCGCCTCCCTGCCAATCGGATCCTGCCGCCTCTGTTTCGCCAAGTTCTCGCGCCGACTCATCGCCACCACCGACCTGTCAATTCGGCCCTCTGAAATCTGCAATTTCAAATCTGAAATCCTCACGGCTGCCCCCTCCATTGATGAATAAACATCTGCATGCTGTTGCGTAGCTGCTGCAGATCGCGCCGCGCGATGGCCAGATCCATCGTCAGCTTGTCGCAGCGGTCCACGAGGGACTGCAACTCACGCATCGCCGCCGCTTCCGCTTCCGTTGTCTGGATTTCTGCTTGCATCAGATTGTTGCGGACGGCTTTCCGGCACCAGCGCCTCCGCCTTGGCGCGCGGCACCCCGTAAACGTAGACCAGACTTTGGATCGCGCTCTCGCGCTCCAGCTTGCCCTCGGCATGGGCCGTGAGCACATCAATCAACTGTGCAGCGGTCTTTTCGCCCACCTTGCCGACCAAGCCCTTAACCGGAGGCGGCGGCATTTCCGGCGGCATATTGATCGCCGCCAACATCTGGGTCGCGTTCTGCATGGACGGCACGATCAGTTCGATCGGCACCACGGATTCCGCCGCGACTTCCTGCAACTGCTTGACCTCGCGGGCCAGCGTGCGCGCCACTTCCAGATTGCTCGATCCGTCGATCTCCTCGATCACCTTGCCGCGCGGGATAATGCCGTTCTGCAACAAAAGCATCTGCTCCTGCACATAGTTGCCGGTATCGCCGGTCAGGCGCGCCCCGAAATTCCAACTGCCCGATTTCCACAGCGGATGCGGCGTGATCTTGCCCATGGCAATGGCCCGCTCCAGCACCAGATCGCGGACTTTGTTCAAAACCTTGTCCACGAGCAACTGCTGGTATTGCTGGATCGTCCGCATCGCCTGCATCACCTCGATCCGCGCCGTCACACCGCCCAAAAGCGCCATGTTGTAGACAAAGCCGAACGGCAAATTCAGCCCCAAGGCCATCTCGCGGATCAGGATCTCGACAAACTGCATCAGATTCCCGGACGGACGGCCCGTGCTGCCGGGGAAGGTGATTTCCTCACCCTCTTGAAGCCTTTTGATCATGCCTGCCTGCACCTCGAAAGCATTCGGCCCGCCCGCGCCCGTGCCGCTCTTGGTCATCCAATCCAACCCGCTGCCGGTCGGGGCGCTGTCCTTGCGGCGGATGAATCCGGCAAAGGCGGCAGCAAATTTCATCGCCAATTTTTCAAAGCCAAACAGTTCATGGATGTCCCGCGCATGGGGCAAAAGCGGCGACAGCCAGCTATCCCCGTGGTATTGGTCCGCCCGCGTCGGACGGAACAAATGCAGGAACAGTTCCGGCGGCACGATCCCCGCACCCAGCCCCATGTCGAAAGTCTCCTTGGTGTATTGCGCCATCCGCGAACGGCGGTAAATCTCGTAGCCGGTCACGCGGCCCACTTGGTCGATATGGATGCCGTTGATGCAATACTCGTCGGCCTTCACTGTATCCGGCCCGCCGATCCGGTCGGCCTCGATCGGTTGCAGGCGGATCTCGTCGCCATCCGGCACGATGATCCACCCGTATTCCCCATCCCGCGCCGTGGCTCGGAACCCCAACTGCACCAACTCGGCCAGCCGGTAACGCCCCGTCACATCCGCCCGCCCGCACCAATCATGGAAATAGTCCTGGTATTCTTGGTCGATGTCCGAATCTCCCGTCCTCGACTGATATGTAATCGCCCCGCAAGTGTATTGGGTCAGCTTTTCCAGCACCCCGCGGATGAAGCAAAACTTCTCCTCCATGTCCCGCGCTTCCCAGATGCGGTTGATCCGCTGACGCTGCTTGCGCTGGGTTTCGGGCGAACCCTGCCGCGTCTTGCCGCCGCTATTCCCGCGCTGCTCGCGGTTCCAATCCCCCCGCTCGAACTCCTGCAGCCAGTGTTTTGACACCAGCCGCCGCAACCCCGCTTCGGGGGCGACAGCGGCAATCGCCTTGTCCAGAAATGTGATCTTTTGCTCCATGAATCAGAAGGTGATCCGCGAGAAATCCGCCACCGCCGTGTAGTCTTCCGTGCTCGCATTGCGCGTCCGCAGCACCCGATTCGCCGCCTGCAGCCGGTCCCGCACCTCCCGCAAATCCTTCGTGTAGCTCTTGCTCCCGATCTGTTGCGACGAAAGCGGAGTCGCCAGCTTCTTCAGTTGCTCGATCTCAGCCGCCAGTTCCGCACCGGAGTAAGTCGCATAGATTTCCACCCAGTCGCTCGCCGCCATGCCCCTCCTTGTCTGTCAATTCGGACAATCTGACCGAAAAACCTGCCACATCCAGAATGCCTGTCTGAAAGATGCAGGAAGCTCTTGAATTTCTGCTCCCTGCTTTACGAATTTCTTAACGATGGCGGCGAACGATCGCACGCTCGTGCGCTCCCATGTCCACTTGGTATTGTCCCATACATAGATATCAATCACGCAAATGCGGCGGTCCAGATGGTCTACGGTGCTCGTAGCCCGCTCGTGTAAAAGATACCTTTTGTCGCCGACTACCGCAGCGCAGCAACGCGGACTTGCACCTTCGATGGCGTATCTCATTTGTGGGTCATCTCCACCGCCCCCTTACACCACTCCGATTTCCCGTGAAAGGCAAAGCTCTGCTCATGCCGCCAATCCGGAAATTCCGGCACCTCGTTCTCGTAGCTGAACCGGATCGCCGTGCCGATGTCGGCAATCCGCATCCCCTCCCGATCCAGCACTTCCCGCAGCCGCGAATTGCGCGTAAACCACACATCGCTCGGCTCCCCATTGTAGAAATGCCGGTTCTCCCACAAGAGGCGGCGGAACCTCCGGCTCTGCAAGGAACAACCGCCGTTACCCACCCGATCCCCGCCTTCCGGCACCAATCTCGGAGGCCACGGCGCCCCGATATAGTCGTAGTCCAGAAACCCCGGCTCCCATCGGTCGAAATGCACCGGAAACCCATCCGTCTCGATGTGCAGCATGTGCGGCGTGTGAAAATACTTGTGCAACTCGTAAGCCTGCCACCGCTGCCCCTCCTGCCAATCGCACCTCGGCACATACACCTGACGCCCCACCGGCACACTCGGCTTGTCGGCGGAGAGATGCACACAATCCCCGAACCGAATCCGCTCGCAGAGCCAGTTCACAATCCGCCCCGACAAATCCGCGTCATGCGCCGGATTGAAGATCAGCAACGTGACTGTCGGTAGCTCAAGCACGTTTGAGATTTTCGACGGCGGCACGGAATTCCTTCAGCAAGGCGTCAAGACGTTCGAGAGCACCGCTTTCTGTGGAGGAGATTTGCAGCGGCCATTCCGCGTTTTCTCCCGTGTTGGTCCGAATATAGTCGTGCAGCTTGATGCCCGCCGCGATGGCTTGGTCTTTGGCTGTCATCTTACAAACACCTCGTCTTGCCCGTCCGTCTCCACCATGCGGTAGCCCTGCACACCCATCCACCGCCGGATCTCATCCCCATACGGATTGCGGTAATGCTGCCACCCCATCTCCACACAGATCAGCCACGGACGGCTCACCAGCCCCTTGATCACGTGCCACTCGGAACCCTCTGTGTCGATGGCCATCAATTCGATGTCGCCCCGATCATAGTAATCCACGGTGCGACAAATCACCGTGACCCGATTGCTCGGTTCATTGCCCACGCTCGCGCGCGGACTCGCCACTCCGTCCAGATACGAGCTGCAGCCGTCATCCCGCAGCAAACGCGGCCCGCGCTGGTCGCTCAAGGCCACCTCATGCACCGTTACCTTGCCGCCGGTCCCGAAAAACTGCCGCAACTCCTCGGCATAATACGGATGCGGCTCGAATAGCTCCACCCGCTCGGCATCCCCGATCAAGGGCGCCACATGCACCTGATTCGGATGGTTCGCCCCCACCTCCCAGACCACCTTGGGCCTCGGCAACTTGTGTTCTTCCAATACTCGTGCCAGTTCGATCATACCCTTTTGAAATCATGCCCCCGCGCCACGGCCATGTTCGCCATGGCATAATCGTAAGCCTCCCTTGTGCCCCACGCCGTCGCCCACAAGACAAGGCACGGCGCCAACAAATACCCATTGCCCTTCACCCGATGCTCCCGCAACGGCTCCAACTCCATCCGGTTCTCCGCCCACACTCGCATCCCGGTGCGGCGCTTGCGCGGCGCAGCCTCGATTTTTCGCACCGACTTCCACCCGAATCGCTTCGGCCTGTTGAGAAAACTTTTCATTTCCATTCTCCCCTTGCTGCGTCCCATGCACTTTTGGCGTGTTTTTTCAAATCTTTGATGAACCGCACGGCATTCCGATATTTGGCTTTTTTGGTCGCCGCGTAGCTATCTTCCATCATCGTTATCGCATCATCAGCCAGCAGCCAGCGGGTCTTGCGTTTGTCGAACGTGTAGATAGCGAAGCCCATCAGTCCGGCCCAAAAGTTGCTGAGTCCCTTGGCTTCGACATACACTATCCCCTCATTGGCGATGAACTTGAGAGGCTTCGGCTTTTTCATCGCGCTCCTCCGGCGCCCAGCGGCGGATCGAAAGTGAAGTCCATAGTAGCCGAACCCAGAGGCAACAAATGATCACGGCGGTCCATTTTGCACAGCCACTCCGTCACCTGCGTCATTGCTTCTATTGCATCGCGACCTCTGAACTCTTCACTGCAGCCTCGATTATCTTTGTATTCGATCGTTGTCATTTCAATGCCCCCTTTGTCATCTTGGTAAAACACCAGCCACTCTCCACGCGGTAGATTCGCAGATGCCGGCACCGCTTTCCTCGGTGCCGCCGCAGATACCCCCGCACCCGAATCGCCTCGGCCAAGGTCGGATACACGTTCTTCTCATGTTTGGCCTGACTCATCGTTTACCGCCTCCACCGCCGCACGCGCCTTGGCGATCATCTCCAAGGACGCCAGCCCCTTCTCCATGTCGCACCATTCGCTCGGCTTCATCAGCCCGCTGGATAGCGCGATCTTCCGTGCCGGAATCTCCTTGGCCCGCCGCAATCGCGCCACCTCGCGAGCCGCCAAGACCCGCTGCGCTTCCTCCCCGAAAACACTCCCCTTCGTCTTGCACCTCGGACAATCCTTCTCCGGTCGCACATAGACGCCGCTATCATCATTCTCCCCATCCCAAAATCCCCACGAGGCATGAATCACGCCCATGCCATCGCATTCCGGACACGTTGCTTGCAGCGCACTCATGAGATCAGCTTCAACACCTCCCGCACCACCCGCGCCGGTTCCAAAGTTCCCAGCGCCTCGCACTTGCCGGTGATCGAACACGGCCCATCCGGCGGATACGCACCGCCGCGCCCGTGCCAGTAGCACGGCGCACAACTCAATGCCCCCTGCAACGCACGGACGGTCGGCGCATACGCCGTGCGCGCCTGCCACGGAAACGATCCGTAAAGAGCCACGGTCGGCAGCCGGAGCGCCCCCGCCAGATGCGTGATCGCGCTATCCGGCGCCAGCACCACATCGCAGCACTCCAAGACCGCCGCCGATTGCCCGAACGTCTGCGCCACCTGCGCCACATTCAAAATGCTCGGATGGTTCGCTTCCAACTGGACGGTGCCCGGCGCGCCGAACAGCGCCAATTCCGCTGCCGGTAGCTCCTGCAGCAACCCCCGAATCACCTCCACCATCAATTCCTTCGGATACGTCCGCGCCGGACTCGACGCCATCAACTGGATCCCGATCCGGTAAAGCTGCTCCTTGGGAAAATGCACCTTGGCCCACGCCCGATCCTCATCCCGCACGGCAAAGCTCAATTCCTTGCCCTCGGTCAGTTCCACCCCCGCCGACTCGGCAAACAAATCCACCGCATGACGCTCTGGCTCCTCGGCAAACTCGATCACTCCCTCCAGCCACATCTCGCGGTCATAAGGCAGCACCTCGGTCAGCTTCATCGGATACTCCCGCCACTCGACCGGAACCCCCGACAACGCCTCGCGGTATTTCGAGTGACAGCACACTGTCACCTCCTTGCCCGCCGCTACCAACGTCCGCAAAAGCGGGGTCATAAACAACAGATCCCCGAATCCGCCACTCCGCGTCAGTAGCACCGTCTTGAAATCTGAACTTTCAAATCTTAAATCCCGATCCCGCACCTCGGTCGCCAGCCCCATCATGAGCAAATGCCCCAAGGTCGGATCTTCCACCACATACGCCCTGCCTGCCTCGAACCGCAGCCCATGGCCCTCGTAATCCTGCCTCACGCTCACCACTCGTCCGCTTATTTTTGCCATACTTGAATCTCCCCTTGCTCGTTTTCCGAATATCCAAGAAACCGCCCAGCGCGGTCGGCATCCAGAACCACACCGCGTAGCATCTCCGCATCCGCCTCGCTATACGGACCCGACAACTGCACAAATCCCTTGCTCCGCAAGGACCGCTCATCCGACACCCGCAGATGCTTCCACATATACTGTGCAGACGGCAGCGGAAGATCCCTCACGATCCGCACCCCCTGATCGCCAGCACGATCACCGCCCAAAAGGCCGCCGCCCATGCCAAGGCCATCACCATGATCAACCGCTGCCGCCATGCCTCCCAGTTCACTTTCCTCGTTCCTCCTTCGCCGCCTCCATCAAGGTCGCCAGATGCAATGCCCCCTCGACCAATTCAGAAAGCGTTGTCTCGGCACTCTCCCGCACCAGCAGCCCGGTCAATGCCGCCGCGGCATACGTGTCAAAAGCCGTGGCCCGCTTTGTCCGCCGCCGCTGACTCCACCAATGCGGACGGTAATCCGGCAGCGGAGGGGTCGGTTCGAGCTTCTTTTTCGTTTTGGTTGTTTTTCTTGTGGTCATCATTCTGTCCGTGGATGCACTGGGGTAGACTTCTAATTGACGCCGCACGCCTCGATCTTCGGCACCACCATGACGGAGAAGCACACCCGCCCAGACTCCCGCACGCCGTCAGCGACCAAGCCCTGCTCGTCCGTGCTCACAGAGATCGTCACCACTTCGGGCACGCTCAAGACCGCCACCGCCGATTCCGTTTGCTCCACCGCAGCCAACACCTCCCGCAGCAAGCCCTGTATGTAATTGTGCACCGTCATCTCCCTTCCCTTGGATGCACTTGGGTAGACTTTTCCGCGCCTTGACTTGTCGCGCATCCGCGCTACGTTTCCGGTATGCGAAAGACCACCCCACGGACGGATGCCCTCATGCGCCGGTTGGAGCGAGTCCTCAAAAAAGAGCACGGCCTCCACGCCGCACTTGCCGCCGAACTCCATCCCCGCAATCCCCGCGACGGCGCCACCCGCCTTTCCGAATGGCTCCACCGCCGCCGGAACCCGAACGGCGAGACTGTCCTGGCCCTTCTCGAATGGTTGGACGGGCGGAAATAATTTCGGATGGACGGCGTTTTTTTAGTTATTCCTAACTAACTTTCCGCGCGCGCGCGGTTGCTGTGATGCGCGAAAACCCTAGAGGGTGAGCATCAGAGAACCGCGAGAAGCGCGCTTACATAAGCGCGCGCGGTTTGCTGTGATGCGCGAAAACCCTAGAGGGTGAGCATCAGAGAACCGCGAGAAGCGCGCTTACATAAGCGCGCGCGGTTTGCTGTGATGCGCGAAAACCCTAGAGGGTGAGCATCAGAGAACCGCGAGAAGCGCGCTTACATAAGCGCGCGCGGTTTGCTGTGATGCGCGAAAACCCTAGAGGGTGAGCATCAGAGAACCGCGAG